CGAGCAATAACAAAAAAAGCCTCAACTGGGAAGTTATCTACCTCTAAGGTATTTAATATTTCCTCAAATTGAGACTTAGTAATGTGAATACTGGGTTCTCTCATTTTACTCTATTACAAACTAAAACACCATTAATACAACCCTCGTTATTATCTATTGGGCATTTCTTCCCATAAAGGTTTTTAGTGGGAGAACCAAATGATACATAATATGAACCTCTATTGGTACCTACATACCAAGTAACATTTTCGGGTAAGTTTAAAGTATAATCCCTAACTTTACCATCAACCATCTCACATCTGAAAACCATATTCTTCCTTGGTTGGGGTTTTTCAAACCAACTTACAACTGGGAAGAAATATCCCATAATTAAAAGAGCAGCCAAAACTATTGAAGTCTTAACTACATAATCGATTATCTTCATCATATCATTAATATTTTAAGTTATATAATATAATAGGTAATCCTTACTCCAAAGAGTTTCGGATTTGAATTCTATGAATAAAGTTATAGAGTGTTTTACGTGACACCTTTAACCTTTTACTAATGTATATCCTACTATTACCTAAACTCAATAACCTATTTAATCTTCTCAATTTTCTATCAGAAATTTTAAAGTTCTCCCAATTAGGATTTTGAATAGTTTTAAATGATTTCCTTCTCTGTTCGAAAATCATTTGTTGTATATTCATACTATGTGTACCCCATTGAAGATTCCTATAATGGTTATTTAAAGGATTATTATCTAAGTGCATTACTTCATTAAACTTAGAAGGATTAGGATTATATACATATACTAAAGCTACCAACCTACTAATACTCAAATTATAACCTCTACCGTCCTTATAAAGTTTTACCTTAACTCTGGCCTTTTTCGAAAGCCTTAGTTTATGCCATTTACCAAACTTATAAGGAGATCTTTCTATCCGTCTTGAATATAATTTTCCATCTCTAGTAATATGGTAACCTATAAAACCTGGTACATTATCTTCCATCATAATGAGTTTTTAAGTTTAATTAATCCCTGATAGGTAGCATATCTAGTTTCATAAACTTTTTTAAGAACGGCTTTCCTACCTAAATCGTTTACATCCCTATTATCCTCAACAAGAACTAACTTCACTTTCTTGTATTGTATAAGTTTCAATGCCAATTCTATAGCATACTTTTGAGCATCAAAATCTAATAGAATTATATACCGTTGACAAGGTGCTTTTATTAATTCGTTTAGTTGATATTTAGATACAACTTTACCCATTGTGGCAATTCCTCTATCTCCAATAGTAAGGGCATTGAGTGCACCTTCACAGATGTATACCGACCTATACATCTCCAACGCATCATAATTAAATATGATAAATTCTTTGCCAACTCCTGTGATATCTTTGTTGGGGTTATTATACCGAGGACCTTGCCCGATAACATTTCTCGCGTTATAATATCTAAGTTGTCCTCTGTAATAGAAGGGTATAATAAGGTACCCAAAGTAAGCCCCTTTCGTCGCATAGCCAACTCCATGCTTAGACAACTCAGAGATGACAAAGCCACGGCTTTTGACATATCCTCTAATGCTTTTTGCAACTTGTGACTGGCCAATGTTAAGGATTCTAAATCCTTCGGGTAAATACAAAGGTTTGGCTTCTGCAAGTTCAACCTTTTCTTCGTGAAATTCAAGTTCATCAAATTTTCCACTGTTTAAAAAGTTAATTAATTCATGATATGTTTCGAATCCTTCTATATCCATAACCAATTGAGAAGGATTCGGATGTTCATTACATCTAAAGCAATTGGTTCTATACATTGATAAGTTAACTCCCATTTTTAATTCCCTATGACAATAAGGGCATACTGGGAGTTTCATCCAGCCATGTTTATAATCAAATGCTCCAAGTCTTTTAATAAAATAAGTCTTAAGTCTAGACTTAAACTGATTTGTTATTTTCATGGTTTCTAATTGCTTTACGAATTACTTTTCGTATTCTCTTTAAATCCTCAACATCTAGATTACTAATGGAAGTTGTTTGCCAACCATTGTGAGATATTTCCAAAGCCAATCCATCAGTCCATCTGTCTTTTACTACTTCTACTTTTTTAGTTCTCATTTCTCTTTTTCTTTTTACCACAGATTCTACAGTAAGTTCTCGTACAATATTTAGTATAATACTGAGCCCTCTTCCTACCGCCTTTCTTTGAAAAGATAGCCTTCCTGGGTTTCTGTCTGGTTTCCCACCAATGCTCGGTTACCCAATCATGAATACCGAGTTTGCATTTATATATCTCCAGTTGTCCTTTCTCTTTTCTTGGAATCAGCATCAGGATTACCTTTCTTAAAAGATTCCTCAAGTTTTTTACCGTATAGTTCATCGTAGTTCTTTCTTTGTTCTTTAGTAAACTCTGTACATCTTTGCCTTTCTACATCACACCTAAATAAGGCTCTACCTGAAGGAAGACCATCCCTTTGTACTACAATCTCTGAACGAAGGATATTATCTTTCTCTTCTTGCTCTGTACTGTTAAGACCCATTATAAATTGAGCATTACGTACAATGGCAATAGAACCAGATATATCGTTCTCATCATATTTAGTTGCTTGGTGTTTCTTACCTTCACGAGTAATATGATGAGCAGTCCATACAACATCTAAATGCAAATCCTCTGCAAGGTTCTGTAAGTCAATATATACGTTTGAGATTCTATCGAAATCCTCTTTATCCTTTGCAATAGAAGCAAGCTTCCCTGCATAGTCAACCATTAGTACCTTAATATCAATTCCCTGACTCCTAAGAGTAAGTATCTTCTCCCTTATATAATTGCAGTCAGTAATTAATGCAGGTACTCTTTCAACGATTAATTCAACTCCAAACCTTGCAAGTTTCCTTAAATGCTTAGCCTCGAGTTTATCATAATCTCCAGTATATAATTCCTTCTTAGTTTTATTGATACTTGATTGAATGAAACGGTCCATGATTTGTTCTTGACCATTTTCTGTATCCACGTAATAAACTGACTTCTTCATTCTAAGATAACCTCTTGCAAGGTTTACCATAAAGAATGTTTTCTTTGCTTTGGGTTTATCCAGAATTACATTGATTGATGCACCTGGGAATCCTCCAGCATTCGTTAAATCATTGAGTTGCCTAAATGGACAGGGTACTACTGAAGGTTCTGCCTGTCTTTTAAATTGACGTTCTGTAACATCCCGAATCATGAATAAAGGTTCATCCTCCTGTTTAGGTCTACTTCTTTGTAATACCTTCTCTACCTTTCTCGAGTATTCTTCGTATTGTTCGAAGTTATCTAAGTCGAATGAATCATTTAAGTTCTTCATTTCAACATAGGTAGAGAACTGATAGATTTTCTCTTTAATATATTCTGAATCGGATAGTTGAATTGAATAAAGATTTTTAATAACCTTCTCGATGTTTGGGATATCATCCTTAGTAACCAGGTCAACATAGTTTTTAGATTCTAGCATTTCTCTGAGTACTTGTTTAAGGACATTCTGTGAGGGTATCTTTCTTTGCTTCTTGAAGTATTTAAGTATACCCTCACATATTAAGGAATGTTCGATAAGTACTAAGTAGCTTGGTTTTATTCTGCTTAGTACTAAACCTCCTTCCTTATCTTGAATGATGAACCTGAGAATCTCTAACTGAAAGTCAGGTGCAAAACTAAATTTAATTTTATTCTTTTTCATACATTATTATATTGCAATATTATATACTAATAGATTTTGATAGTCCTCATGTAGTTCTGAACTCATGTCCACAATATCTAGTCTTCTTATCCTCAGCCGCTTGGTGAAATTTTTTGATATTCTTATATTATATAAAATATATTTATTATATTTGCATAACGAAATACTTAAAGAATATGAGGAAATGTAATGGAAACAATGGTTCAGAGCTTCATAGATTAAAACCTATGCAGGATTATGATGAAGCAATGTTTAATCGGTTATACAAAGTTTGTAAGCCAGTTATTCGGAACCTTACCAAACAGATTGATTACAAAAGGTTTAACCTTACGCCAGATATAATATCTTCTTATTTCTGGGATAAAATGTTATTTGTTTTTAATAAGTACTACGGTACTTGTAGTGAAGAACATCTTAAAGCAAGAATCCTTTCTTCTCTTGCTACATTTAAGAATAAGCTTCTTCGATTTGCCTATGGAGAGATTGCAGAATACAATCAGAACCTATTTAAACTTGAAGACTTATTTGATAATGATAAAGAGTTAGAAGATGACGATGAAGAGGTTAAGGCTAAGGAAGAAATGCTTGAATTATTATATAAGTATATGAAAGAGAAATTATCTCCAGATGCTTATATGGTATTTGAAGTATTACTTACTCCACCTCCTTATATTAAAGAACGAATTAAAGATGGAGAAAGAATCACCAATATAATGCTGGTTGAGTTCTTTGATATGCCTAGAACTAAGAAGTCGGTTAAATACATAGGAGAACTCAAACAGGATATCTTATATTGGGAAGAGAAAGCTAAGGAAGAACTTCACTACTAACACAAAAGAAAAGGGGCGTTTCCCAACGTCCCTTTCTCAACATCATAAATTAAAAGTTCTTTGTCAACAATATAAGTAGTTAAGACATATTATTATAGTTTTATAATATATGCCAGTACGTAGTACGGTGGTCTATTCTCATGAGGTTGACCTCCACCTGCAGCTCGGGTATCATGGTCCCAAAGTGCTACATAAGAATTATCCCTATCGGTTTTACTACTACCATAAAGGTTATTACCAATCCACTGACTACCATTAATACCGATACCATCGTAAGCCTCAATAAAGTAAGCATCTGCAAAGTTGTGAACGTGAGAAGGTATCTCCTGAGTAGAAAGAGTTACTTTCTCTTGGCCACCCGTATTACCAATCAAATTATAATCTTCATTACCGGATGACCAACCTACAATGAATTTACCTGATAAGTCTGGTGTCTGTAAGTCTTCTACAATCTGACCATTACATAAAGCCCAGCCTTCTGGTACGGAAACTCCATTCCACATTGCAATTAATCCTCTTGGTATATTGGCTCCTGCCATACCACCAAGCTTTTCATCAATGTAAGCCTTGATATCAAAATTAGGGAATCCTTGCAATAGTCGTAAGAGAGTTTCTATATTTGCTTGTTGCATTCCATGGATAGCAGTATTATATTCTACTGGTTGGGGAAACTTCCCTGCATAGGGAACAATAGAATATTTCTCTACTGTGTTATCCATTGAGTTGGTACCTTGACCATATATACCAATCAATACCATTGAGGATTTGTCTACCAAACCTTGAGATACTGAAGCCATAGCTCTATTCACTAGAGACTCATATGATAATTCATTATCTTCTAGTACGTTTGTTTTTGATAAGTTTCTAGTATCCTTAGGTGTTGGATATAGTGGGTCTACAGATCTCTTGTACAGAGAATAGAACGAATTAGATTCATTCCAGAAAGCTCTGAACTGTACTGGGTTCTGTACAGGCTCTTCCAAAGGTGTATGGTAAGCAAATACAATCACATCCTCATTAGAACCCTTTGAGCCTTCAATATTAGGTATACTAATATTAGCACTATCAGAAATATAGATTGTACCATCCCTTGCTATACAACCAAAGTTTGTATCTGGTCCTTCACCAGAATCTGCAGCCTTAGTCATATATCTTGAAAGGATTCTGTCCTTCATTGCTTGATATGCAGGAGATGTAGGTTCTCCATTAGGTAAGAGAGTGATTGCATTATTTACAATCGTTGCTGAGCCAAATCCACAAAATGGACCCATGCCTACGGGTGCAGCTATTGCTTCAGCTGCATCTTTAGACTTTATTATACCTTCATAATCAAAATACGTTTTCATAATGTATCTTCGTTATTGTTATTACTCTTATATTCTTTCGATTGGTTTTTCATATCTTGGAAAGCTTCTCCCACGTCCTTAAACTTGAAGGTTAATAGTTTCCAAAAGATGGACCAGATACTATACTTCTTCTTTATACCATGTAAAGTACATATGTGACCATAGATACTATCTATTTCGAAACAATAGCATAATACCATTATCGTTATAGATACTGTTATCGGATTTAACCCGTAGGGTTCACCAATGGCTTTACCTATTACGGCACCAAGTAAAATGTAACACAGATAATCAATGATTTTATTAAGAGTTCTTCTCCCGGCTCTAGATTTTCTTATTTCAATCTTCTTTGCCCTACTTGCAGATATACCAAACCAGAAGTCTGCAAGGATTAGTACAAAGGCTAATAAAATCATCCACCTTAAATCAAAGATAATGGCATAACATTCAGAAGTAAATCCAATGATACCAGTTTTAAATAGTGTGTTAAAAGAGCTGCTTTCCATTTTGTTTATTCTATTTTAAGTGACCATTCTGTTCCTTCCGGAACTAATATATTAATACCTTGTTCCGAAATATCATTGGATTCCCAAGTAAGTTCTGTCTTATCAACTACATCCAACAGATTTACAATGAATACTGCTTTAACTGCAGGATTAGCTTTCACATAGAAAGTATGTTTACCTGGCAGATTAGTGAAGAATTGATAAGGGCTTGGATGAACTACATCTGGAGCTGTCTCATATACAATATCTGAAACTTCTCCAGTATCTGGAGTACAGGTTACGATAGTAGATACTTCTTGTATATCCTTACTTAATTCTGCACTTACTGGATTACAGGTTAATGTATACTTAGGTATAACATCTTTAACTGTAAGATTAACTACGGAGCCTTGATAGTAAAATTCATAACTACCTGCTTTATCCATAGTAATAATAATATTTGAATCATAGGTTTCAGAAAAACCATCAAGAATTATACCAGTTATAACAGAACCACCGTCTCCCCAACGTAAATAGAATTGACAGTTCTTAGATTTAGTTAATTGATATCCTGCCTTGATATACTTCCCTGCTTCTTCTGAGTAGGGTTCTAATTCATACCAATTCTCATCATCTTCATTCAATGGTTCTAACCATAAGTATGATTGAGGAGCTGGTACATAATCAAGTACTTCTACTTCTACAGACTTACTAGCATCCCCTACTGATTCAAATTTATAACTACCAGCTTCATTGAATTGGTATTCTGTATTTCTACCATAATAGAAATCAGGACCAACTACATAACGGTCAGTTAATTTTGTAGTTCCGAATTTTACCCAAGTACCCTGAGTATTCTTTTTGTAGATTGTTACTTCGGTATTAAAATAATAACCTAAGTTTGCACTTTCAAAAGTAGAATAATAAATACCAGATGTAACCCAAAGATTAACTGATGCAGAACCTTGGGCATTTAGGTTTAATCGTTTATTAGATACACCTATATCATAGGTAATTGTATAACCTAGTCTATAAGCTACTACAGTACCATAATTACTTGTATTACCAGAATCATCTTTGGTACATCTGAATTGGAATGTACCAGTAGTGGTTGGTGCCCACCTTTGACCATTACGAACTAAGATACCTGGGTCTGAAATACATACTGCGATTAGTTGGCTAGTATCTTCATTAGGGTCTGAAGAACGTATGGTTATTAAAGATTTCTCACCATTGGTAAGATTAATGTTTCTTGGTTCACAGAGTACTGTGTAGTTAGTAGCAATAGCAGTTACGGTTAAGGTTACTTTCTTTGCTGGGAAGTCTGCAATAACCCATTCATAAGTACCAGCAGAAGTTATTTCCCAAATAGAACCAGAATCCTTAGTTTCATAAGTATTAAGTAACTGTACAGATACAGGTTTGATATTGCCCTGATAATTCATGTTAGCAGTTACCTTTACTTTGATTACTGGATTATTACCAGTAATTACCAAGTTATCTGGGTCTGTTCCTCCCTCAACTATGTCAGCATAGATATGATAAGATTTAGTGTAGTATTCTAAACCTATATCTACATAGGTAGTTACTGAATTATCTCCTACGCTCCTGAAATAATATCTTTGGTTACCTTTTCTTGCATAGAAGATAGAACCACTTTCGTATTTCTTTGAGCTCCATTTGTTCTCAGCTGGGTCATATCCAGTTACTTGATACCTTAAATCAGCATCATCATAGTCTGATGTAATTGTTACTCTGATAGGTACTTCTGTTATATGTCCGGTTACAATCTTTGCAGGACTGATAAGTGGCTCAGCTACAATCTTATAATTGTATGCTAAGTCAAATCCATAAGCAATCTTACCAGATACGTTGTAAGGTAAGAATCTATCAAACAGTTTATCAATTGATTGTTTGAAAGCTTTGAACTCTGGAGTGGGGGAAGTAAACCCATGACCGCTTATAGAAATACCTACCTCTATACATTGAGCACAACCATAAATCTTATCATAGTTATACTTGTCGTACTGAGAATAATCGGTATCATATAATGGGTCTACCTTTTCCCATTTATCCATTGCTCCATCTGTTGGGTCTGTAATTGTACAAGTTAACCCATACATATTGAAAAGAATTTCGAAGAACTTTCTTGAGCCTCGAATCTTGAGTAATGAGATTGAATACTTTAAGATAGTTCGAATCTGTTCATTACTTAAGTTGGGAACTCCTTTATGTTCTCCGGTTCTAGCAAATGGCAATGCTCCCAAGAACTCCCAGAGGTAATTTAAATACCTCTGCTGAGTTTTATCGATATCGATTATATCTAGAATATTATCAATATCTTTAGTTATATCTTCTTGGAAATAGTTACCACAAATTTCTAGAAATCTTTCTAATATGCCCTTACCGTCGACTTTATAAGTATCTTGCTCTTTAAATTCGAAAGGTAAGAAATCAATTAGGTTTTTAAGATTTGTCATACGATTTCATTTACTTTAAGTGTTAACTGACTTGAGTCTTCGAATACCGGAATATTATAACCTGGGTCTGTATAATCCTTGTTAGGTTCTGCAATGGTTATGGTATATCTAAATCCGGATTGATAACCATTGTTCTGGATATCCAAGGCAAATACAAATCCATTTATAGTATCTCTAATCTGTGTAGTCTTACCCACTTGGCCATCATAAGAAAAGCCTCCCTTAACTGAACGTACTGTAAATTGAGTACCTGAAGAGAAAGAGATAAAGTAAGACATACTACCATTAGCCTCGTCTAATTGGAATTGACCAAGGATTAATTCCTTGTTACCATATACGGTAGTAGGCCATGGTTTAGTATAGAACTTCTTCAAGTGTAAATAATCTACTGATTCAAGATTATCTATGAGTGCATAGATATCGGAGATTCTTACGCTGCCACCAATGTCTGAGTTCTCCGGAGAATAAGCATTAAATAATGCACTAAGAATCTGTGATTGTATTTCTGAAGTTTTATAAGACTTCTTCCCAGTAACTTCTACATCCAAGATAATATTTACTTTACCTGCAGACTTAACGGTTAACCAAGTAGTAAGTGGTGAGTTCTGATGTAATACATCATATACTTTTTGAATAAGGTTAGAGTCAGCAGTAGCACCATTATCAGGAGATATATAAACGATTAGTTTTCTACCACATTCGTATTCTGCCTTTGCCTTACTAACCCCATCAACCAGTTTAGCTAAGTCTATGAAGTCCTGTTTGGTAATAGCTACTCCCATAGTCTTTACACTCAAAGGTATGTGTTCCTTGAGCATACTAAAATTCTCATAGGATGAACCTCCACCTGCAGCATAAGTATTAGATACAGTAGCATCTGTTACTGATGAAGATATAACTGAAGGTACAGAAGTAATCATACCAGATTTTACATTACCATTGATACCAGTAGTAAGGTAGAACTTAACCTCAGATATCTTGGCATTAGCTGCAGGCTTCTGTCCATATTTACCATCACCAAATAAGATATATGGATTTAAAGCTTCATCCATAGTAACCATGAAATGTTTATCGGTGGGTTTTGAATAAGCAAAGGTATTTACCAATACCCAAGATTCTCCACCAATCTTCATACTCATAGTTCCATGTTCGTAGTACTTACCATTAGGTAATGTACCCAGGGTAATAGTTACCCTTTCATCTGAAGGTATAACCATTCCATTTATCTGGCTTTCTGTATATAATTCATGTTGTACAACTGGAACTTTACAAGTAGTTACATTAGCATACCAAGTTACATCCCTAGAAGATAACCATTTGTTACCATTAGAATCTGTAAATAAAGTTCCAGAAGGTATAGTTAATTTAGCACCAATAGAATCTCCAGATACATCCCTGGATACTACCAAATCTACTGATGCTGCAATAGCACCTCTTGCATGATAATCTACCAAAGCTCCATGCCTAACTACTGAACTGTATTTACGAGCAGTAGGTAAGAAGGATTCCCTTGCCATATTATCAATGTAGTAGTGAAGAACTTCGGCAATTGCCGCAAACAATGAAAGGATAATGATTAATATATTTCCTTCCGAGTAATCAGTTACGAGTACATTGCCATCTTTGTCTTTGATATTCGTAAGTGATTCTATCAGCTTGGCCTTAATCTGTTGGTAAGACCTCTGATAAGGGTTGAGCCATTTATTAGTGATTCCCATATTAATAAGAGTTTAATGAATTTTCATTTTTATCATAGGTCAGGTACAGGTACTGACTAGTAGAAGTTTCATTAACTACATAATGAACTTCTATGTTTATTTTAGCACCTTGTCTAGAAACGGTGATACCCTTAAAGGTAATCCTTTGTTCCCATGCACCAATTGAGCTTTTAATAAACTCTTTAATAATAAAACTTAGGGCTTGTGTATTTGGCTCTTCTATACATTCCCATAGGCGATTCCCAAAGTTTTCCTGTCGAAATCGTTGTCCTATTAAATAATACATTATAGAGCTTATATTATTCCTTACCAAACCCATATCACCATTAACGGGATACCAACCAGTTTCACCGTTTTCGTTTCTTGTAAGTTGAATAGGGAATATCATCCCCTTTCCAACAATGTTAGTAAGATAATTATCCATTAGTGTATACATTTAGTGTCCTCATAATCTCCCTGATTGAAGGTAGAGAACGGTTGACTTGCTTGAGTTACAGTAGGACCTGAAGAACCGGGTCCAGTAGTTACACCAGAGTGTACATGAGAATTGAATAGAGCTCTTAGAGTTTCCAGTTCTTTAATGGTATTATTGAGTTTCTCAGTTAGTTCCTTGATATTAACTACTCCTTGATTCTCTCCTTTATTTAAGATTACTGTATCTCCAGAACCTACATTCACATCACCTTGTGCTTGAACGGAGATGTTTCCTTTAGCAGCAATGCCTACATCTCCATTTATATAAACAGTTAGCTTTCCATTATCATCATCAAGTACCATTACATTTCCTTCTGGAGTTATAATACCCATTTTATTAGGACCATCCAAAGGGTCTGGTATTTGTTGTAAACCCCAACCATGGTATTCCCATAGGGGTTTAGTTGGGTCTCCAAATTCAAATGTAACAAATACTATATCTCCAACTTTAGGAGCAAGGTACTTGAATCCATTGTTGATAGAACCATGTTGACCCTTTGCATAAGCCCATGTAATGATTCCACCCATGACTTCTGGACAGCATACTTTAATACGGTTCATATGTTTCTCCGTATCATTATTATCTACCACTATGCCACGATAGACAGAGTAGTATCTACCTAAACCTTCGATACCCTCTTCTGTTAATAACTTAGCTGTTGAGTACATTATTTCTTATTGGATTTATATCGTTCATAAGCTTTCATTGCCCAATTAAACTCATCGAAGTTATACCTTTCTTTCATAGAAGGAGTAACCTTTGATTGGTCTGCCTTTATGACATTAGTTTTACCATAGAGTGCAGTACCGTTGGAAGTTACTACTGTGCCTTCTGTACGAACGGTACCTGCAGCAAGAGCTTTTGGGTCTTTAGCATTTATCTCGTCATAATAGAACTTATTCTGTAAGAACTCTCCTGCACCTTTCTTATCAATAATTCTACCCTTATCATCCATAAACCTTTCTACAAAGTATACTACTTCATTATAGGTAAAGTCATGTACGATATCGGAAGCTTTAGAAGTATTTTTCTTTTTCTTACCGAAGTCTGTTTTAGCAGAATCCTTAGCATCGTTACTTACAATGTCCTGAGTACTAAGTTGAGTCTTAGATGTAGTCTGTCCATCTCTGGCATTATTCTTAACCAAGTCTAGTGTACAAAGATAACCTTGACCAGCATCCATTGAATGTTGTACTGATTTGATATACCAAAAACCTGACCACCTTTTACCTACATTCTCTAAGGAAATTACTTGAGAAGATTGTAATGAAGGTCTACCAACTACAGTCATCTGACATACTAATTTTCTTTCAGATATCTTAAGACCACCATTGGCATTAGCATTCATTGCCCAGGTTACTTTATCTGCTCCCCCATATCTACTGAATAGGTTATGATACAATTTATAAATGGGCACTAAGAAAGGTACCTTCTTCATTCTTCGTATCTTAACCTTGGCTTTAACCTTTCGAGTCATAGTAGGTGTAGTAACTCCATCTCCAGGATATTCTACCTTGTAAGTATCTGGGTATACTGTAATATATGGATTCTTTTCCATTGCAGATATGCCTCTTTGAGATTGGTCATCTATCATCTTCTTCTCATAGGGATTACTTGAAAAAGTTCTGATATCTACATCTACCATGTGAGTTATGGTTCTACCTTCTGGGTCATATTCTCGAGGGTCTACCCATTCTTCTGCAAGGTATTCCATTTTATACTCCCCAGTAAATAGATACCTTTCGTTTTCTAGTAATTGCCTAAGATTACTTTCTAACTCTTTACCGTTCTTAGAATTCTTCAAGATTTGCTGAATAACCCTTTTCTTATCGTTCGGTAAATTGTTTACAGCAGTATTAATTGCTTCTCGATATTGCTCAGTACTTAGATTATCTAAAGCCTCCTGTTTACCAGCATTGTAAGCTACATAAGGTTTTTGAGAACCATATTCTTTCATTGCAGCATTATACTTCTGAGCTTTGGCTCCATACCTTTGTTCTGCTTCCATCTCAGCAGCAATATTAGTAGTGGGATGACTACGATAATCTTCATAAGGTACACTACCATAATTTACTACCATGGTATTATCTACCTGAGCCACAAAGGGTTTTAGTAAAGTTACTTCCTCCTTTTCTTTCTCTGGCTCGGTAATATCGGTTGAACCCACAATTAAACCTTTATCTTCTGGGTCTAGGGCTTGGGTTAATTGGGCCTTTGCCCTTTTGGTTACTTTCTGAGTACTAAAGGATACTCTAAGTACTTCTCCATTCTCGGATTGATAAATGTAATTGTATTCTGGTTCTTCTTGAAACTTACGATTGTGTATGTATATTACACCATCCCGGGAATCAATATACCAAGGACCATTTGCATACCCTTTCATCTTCTGTTCTAATTGAACTAAGATGTTATTTCCTATTAATCCCAAGTCACTATCTATCAAGGACTTTAAATCACTGGGCATAGCTACTTGAGCTACTCCACTAAACCGGTTAGCGTAAAGTATCTTTCCAGTAGTAGTTCGACTTTGTTCCGTCGGGACCTGTAGTGACTCGTAAACTTTATTACTTATTATTTGTTTAGCCATTACTGAAATATTTCTATGATTACGCCTATATCATCATTACAACCATTATCCAAGAAGTTGGATAAACTGTGTTCTGATAAATCCGAATGAGTATAAGGTGGTTGGAATCTTAAATCTCCAACTGTATCTATACACTTAATCGTCACATGAGTACCAGTAGAATCGAATACACAATCCAAATCTCTAACCTTGATACTTCGTACTGGGCTAGAGATAAATTGACCATCTGGATATATGTATCCCCACTGAAGGTAAATAATTGAGCTTTCCTGGAGATCTTCGATATCTACAGTATCGGGGTCTCCAGTATCAAATGTAATGGTAGCTAAGTTCTCTTTCTCCTCATCATATTTGTAGCTCCAATTACTTATATAAGCGCCAAGAGGTATGCCAGTAATGGGATTCATTATAGGCATACCTCCAGAATTGAACAGAGCCATATAAGGTGTTGCTGTTCCATTATAAAGTATTGGTTGGTTAGGTTTTCTAATTTCAGCCATACATTGGTATTCTTAAAATTTGATAAGGTTCTAATTCTTGAAAAGGGTTCAAGATATTATTAGCTTCGGCAATCAAATACCACTTACCAGAATCACCATAATAACGATAGGCAATATTCTGTATAGTTTCTCCATCCAATACAGTATGTTGTTTATCGTTATCTGTATAAGGAACATTAGGAGGAGTTACCTCTAAAGAATAATCCCCTTCATCATACTTAAGAGCAATAGCTCCATCATAAGGACTTGCTCCTGTCATGTATTGATTTAAGTCTATCATATCTGTATCCCTTTCGTATTCTTTAAGTCTTCTTCAGTTACAATATCCTGATAAGATAAGTTATAAGCACTTACTCTTTTGAAGATTAATTCCTGAGTTGCAGCTGCAGGCAATAACTTTAAATCCTCGATTGTACTTGACTTACCTGCTACTCTGGTCCTTGAGGCATTCCTAAAGTTATTCAGAGTATAAGTTGCAGATGTAAGAATGTATTGATGATTATCAAATATACCAGAACTGCCCCATTCGATTTTTAGAATCGGAGGACTTGCCTGATAAGCGTTTGCCTTAGTCCACATTTCCAATAGTCGGCATTTAGTAATTACCTCTTTTGGATTATCTGGGTCATTACAGAACCAAGATACATTGAATTGAATTATATCTTCACTACCAGTATAATGGTACATGGGAGTATTACGTCCCATTGATTTAATCGTTGCCCAAGTAGTTTCTCCTCGGAAATCAATTGAAGGTGGTCTGTTCTGAAGAATGATATATTGATAGGGGCTAGCTGTAAGATTATAAATCACTACCTGATTCATGTTTCTTACTTCTGGCATTACCAAGAAGAGTTCTTTATTCTTCGTAACATTCTGGCCTTTAGCCGGGTCCATTTCTTCGTATCCAAATGGAACTCCACCTTCTATTTGATGTTTTAATTCCATTCGATATTGAGCCTGAATCCTTTGATTTAACTTAGGATTCTTTGAATTAGCTCTGGGTCCGAATGGGTTATTTGGGTCATATACTTTACCCTTATCTGCAGTATCTTTAGGCAAGGTTGAAGTTGCCCTGTTGAGATAGATTCTGGCCCTCCAAAGTTTATTTAAAGGGCCAGTAAGAACTCCTGCAGAATCTCTGGTAAGGTCATTGTATTTTTCAACAACCCCACCTGCTATCCGATTTAATATTCTTGCCATGATTGTTTAGTTTAATCCCAATGATATACCAGTAAAATCTTGTTGGCCACCAGGAGCAAAGTCTCCAGCTTCATTTCCATCTACTGATATATTAATTCTTGAATCCTTAAATCCATCTCTGATTGCACTCCTAACGGCATCAACAAAAGCTTGTTGATTTCTATCCTGAATGGAAGCTTTAGTTTCTTCAGAGGTTAAAGCCGCAGTATTCTTATCCACAGAATTTGTAAGACCACCGATTACTTCGATTAATGCAGGAATAGCTATAGAAGCTAGTAGTCCCCAAGGCCCACCTAAGAATCCTAAAAGTCTACCACCAAGTAATCTAGCACCAAATCCCATAGCACCTTTCTTAGCAATCTGTTGGCCTGCAGTTTTAGTTACAGTAGAACCTACTGCTGCTCCAACCCCTGCTCCTGCAAGAGTACTCATTGAAGTAAATCTTCCTCTTGCATCTCTTGCTACTACAGTACCTTTTCGGGTTTTACCTATGGTACCTCCCATTGGTAATGCAAAGAATTTACCTGGAGCCATTTGCATAGCAGTCATTCTCATCATCATTGCCGAGATATTTCTCAGGTGACCTTCAAGGATTGAGGCTTGAACGTTAGTTCTTGCCATTCCTTCTGCCATACCATTAGTCTCTGTAGTAGCTAAAGCTTGGAAGGTACTTATCATTCGAATGGTACCTTGAATAAATTTAAAGCCTTGATATAGGGTACCTATTACTGCTCCAGTTGCAACTACCTTTACCAAGAACTTACCTGCCCAAGTTTCTTGCATACTGTTAATAATCCCCAAGATACGAGAACCAAGTTTTAATACTGGGTTAAATACTTCGGCAAGTGTAGAACCTGCAGTTACAATAAAGTTCTCCCAGTTTGATTTAAACTGTTCGATAATACCTGCAGGAGTTTGTAATCTTTCTTGAGTTAAATTTTCTACTGTACCACTTGCACCTGCAACCTTATCCATAAGTTCAGTAAGCTTATTAGCTCCAGTCCAGTAATCTTGAAGTAAAGCTGAGGCAGCTCTTGTACCACGAACTCCAAAGATATTAAACAGAGCAGAGGAGATATCTATTCCTCGTTTACCTCTAAGTTTATCTCCCAATATAGATATAATCTTATCTAATCTCAAAAGATTACCAGAGGCATCTACTAGAGTTTTTGGGTCAATGCCTAAAGATTTTAGCATCTCACCACCTCCCTTTTTCTGCCCGGTTACGGAAAGTGTTAAATAGCGCATCATGTTTGCTAATGCAGTACCAGCTGATGAAGCTTGGATACCTTGATTACCAAGTACTCCAATGGCTGCAGCTGCATCACCCATACTGATTTTGGCATTTCTAAATTCTGCTCCTGAATATTGGAAAGATTGGGCAAGGTCTGTTAGAGAAATATTTGCAGAGGTTACTGCAGTTGCCAATTGGTCTACTACCTGAGTAGCATTCTGTGAAGGTATATTAAAGGTCTGCATGATGTTAGTCATCAAGTCCGCAACTCCACCTTTCCCTCCAAGAGGCATACTGAAGATAGAAGCTAGCTTAGCTGCAGGGCCAGTCATTCTTTCGATTTGCTCTACATTGTTACCAGCCATTGCCAAGTACCTTTCGCCTGATGCAATATCTGCAGCAGTAAGAGGTGTTACCTCGTTGACCTCCTTAGCAACTTGCATTAGCCTTGCCTGTTGAGCAGCATTAGCTCCAGACATTTTAGAAGCTAAGAATACTTGGTCGTATACTCCTGCAGAATATTGGTAGGCCCTTGCCATACCTCCAACCAATTCTTTTCCAAACTCAAAAGCATTAGAAGTTGACATTTGAATACCCCGATTCCAGGTATTCATATCGTTCATCATTGTTCTAAATGAGTTCGATATTCTGCCAGCCTCATTAGAGAATCGGTCTCTTAATACCATTGCAACACCGACCTCGACTAAGCTTCTTCTGTCTATCATTTTCTAGTTTTCTTTTTTAAGTTTTCATAATACTCATCGGCTATATCCTTAAATCTTTTCCTTTCTCGATACGGAAGACGCAAAAAGCTGAGATAGTCAATGGCTACCTCAGCTCTACATATATAAGTGAATGTACCTGGGTGGTCTACGCTTCCGTCAGGTAGAAAAAAGTCGGTGAAAGCATTATAGGATATTTATCAATTCTTCCAGGTATACTTGGATGTTCTACATCGGTGTTACCATCGAAGACTGGGTCGTATTCAAAGATTGTTTTACGAATCTCTGCAATGTCTCTTACTGAGAATAAATGGAAGCTTTCTACCTTTTCCCATTTACCATCAATTTGAAGATGTAGGTTCCTTGCAATTAATGCAGCATTACGAGTTTGTTTTTCTACCGGCAAAGTAACCAACATCCTTTCTCCTGCACCTGTAAGTAAATCGAATTTAACTACCTTGCCTGAAGAAAGAGTTACTTCATAATCGGTAAGTTTACCTTGTTCAGGATAGTAGGGGATAGCATTAGGTTTCTCTGCCAATTCTTTTTCTGAAGGTAGAGTTCCGTAGTTTTCAAAAAGCATTTCGCTTAATGATTGACCATAAACTTGTTTACCGCCTTCTTGGCCCCAATCATATTCGAATTCTACTTCATCGCCTAATGAGAAGATTCTTGATTGGAATAAGATACAGTAACGATCATTCAAGGGAATACGGTCTGCATCCTCTACTGTTAATCTACGAGTAGGAGTAAAGTCTGTATCTACTACAATTGCCTGAATGAACTTAGTAAGGTTCATAAGGTTTCTTACATCCATCGGATTAGATAAGATATCCTCATCTGCACCATTCTGTTCCCTGATTGAGTATTTATAACCTGCTGGGGTTATGAACTCATGTGTTCTACAATTTAATTCCATGTTTAAATAAGTTATTTGGTTATACTTTAGTTCATAGTGTTCGCTATAAAACAACAAGAAAGGGGTGAGCCCTTTCTAGGAATCCCACCCCTCCCACCTAAAAATCTTAGTGAAAATAGACTAAGCGTTTTTAATACTTATCTACAGTACCTACTGAGAATTCGATACTTTCGATAGTGTTTTCTGAAGCCATTCTGTCCAGGTCTAATCCTGTAATCTTACATGGCCATACCTCTTCGAAGAGGTGGGTGTTAAGTACGGAAACTCCATCTTCAGCAAGTTCATTTACGATTACATTTTCCCAGTATTGGCTTGGTACCAAACCTCCACCAGCAATCATATCTTGGCATGAATAAAGCCAATCATGAAGCCATGTATCTGAACCTGCAGTAGTTAAAAGTTTACCTACTACTAAGTTACCTACAGTAACTCTACCGGCAGTTTTAACGTCCCGGTTAACGTCTCCATGAGCAACCTGGTCAATCTCTACATCTGGCAAAGTACAAGTTTGGAACAGATAAGTATTGATTGGGTGCTTAGGGAATGTGATACTCCAAAGGAATTTCTTTCTTGGATTCTTTACTTTTGCTCCCATGTTTTCTTAATTTTATTCGTTAACGTCCTGAATGGATACGGACTTAGATGCTTGGTCAATATAGATACCCATAGTGATTTCTTGCATCGGAACGATATCCTTGAATTTCAGGATTGCTTTGTATTTACCTTGACGAACATCGGCTTCATTGTTAACCGATAAGTCATTGTACGAGTTAGCATCTTGGTCACCCATCCATGTGTATTCAGACATGGCATCTTCATCTACCAAGTTATCCAGCATTGGTTTAACTTCTAGATAAATCTTATTCCAGGTGTTCCAGATATTTGGTTCTTCCAAATACTTTTCTAGAATAGGTCTAAGATTCTTTTTGAGATACAGATTCAATCTTACAATTGCAAGGAATCTTTCTGAATCCTGTTTTACCTGAGAAGAAAAACAATGCCACAGCAAAGTTTGTTTACCTTGGTTAGGAACATCTTTGATACAGATTATGTTTACATAATTCTGTGCCAATTCGTTGAGTTCTTTAGTTCTTGAAGGAGAACCATAGTTCGGGCATACCGGACCATTACCATCGTAGATAATACCACGATTCATACCGGCAAAGGATTTCCAAGGTCCGAATTGAGAAGCAGAAGCATCTCCTAATCCTGCAATAGTACCAAGAACATCTGAGTCTACCAAATTACCATCGGCATTGTAGTATTTAATACCACCACCGAAGTAAGCAACATATTTACTGTTACCTACAGTACCAAGGCAAGTTTGAATCCAAGTGATTATTGATTTCAAATCTCTTGGTTGGTCACCTTGAGTATAGTGAGTAGTATATTTAGGTACTTCAATGTAATAGGTATATTCTTGCAATTCCTTAACCATATCTACTGCAGCCTTGTGTACTTTAAGTACATCAGCGGATGCTTCAAGATGTTGGTCAATGTGTGAACAGAAGATTTGATATACATCTACATAATCCTTAACGAATTCCAGAGAAGCAATCCATTCGTCTGCCGTAGGAGTACTACCGGCACTACCAATTGTACCATTCAATTTTACTCCATCGGCAGTGATAGCAGCACCATTGAGTTTAATATCAATTGGGTTTCTTGTCCCATCTACATCATCAGTTAACCATTTGATGAAGTTGTTCCAAGATTTGATGTTCTCTGTCTTTTCAGTTAATACCGGAACGATATATTCTGAGTTCTTTGCAAATGCACTCAGAGCAAGGTAATCTACAGAAGTATCATTGTTATCATCTGCAGTTTTGTAGGTTACTACTGGACCTTGTTCAAGTACCTGGCCATTAGCACTAATTACTTGATAGTAAACCGTGTTAGCCTGTTTGTAAATATTCACAGAGAAAGTTTCAGCACTACCAACTGGGTCTCCATATCCTTTAGTTACCAAACCAAAGCCAACAGCAACTGAACCAGAAGTAAACTTGAAAAGAGTAGAAGCCGTGGGTTCCTCTGGAGTTGCAGAAGCTACTACCGGAGAACCGTCTTCAGTAGCCTTAGGAGCAGATGCAGCTTTAGCTCTTGTTGCAGCAGATACTACACCTTTGGTTGCACCCTTACCAAGTACACGAATAATACGAAGCTTAGAACCACCATTGAAAGCCTTTTCGATGTTTGATACAGAACCATCTGGTACTATCTCAGAACCAAAGACTCTTTGGAATTGAGAGAAAGATGGGATAAGTTCTGATGGGTCATCATAAGGACCTTTAGTAGTTCTAGCCAATACACATGAAACTCCTAACATAGGAGTAGTTTGAAGAACATTTTCGTTCTTAAACTCGAAATTTAAAGATGGTGAATTAGGCATATTTATACTAATTAAGTTAATTACTCATTTATTTAATACCCTCTAGTATTGAGCTATTTTACGTTAAGGTTAAGTAAATCTGATTCTTGCTTTTCGGTTAGTCCAATCAATACTGAGATGTCTTGAATTGGTACAAGTTCACCTTCTTCAGCAAGCTTCTCGGGTAAAATCCCATCCTTACAAGTGTACTGATATACTTTTTCAAGTAGACCCTGACTCTCATCTGGGTGGTCATAGTAATTACCTATCTCTATAAATAAGTTTCCTGTTGGTGCTACCCGACCATCTTCCCATTCTTCTAAGTTATTATAATAAGGTCTTACGTATCCTCGAGAAGGTAATGCTTCATACATAATACTATGAAGTAACCTCATATCGGCTTGAGTATTAGATACCAGGTGAATATCTAGAGTTATATCCTTTGTTTCATAGGAGAATTCAGATGCTTGGTAATTCCCACCTTCTAGCTTATCACCAATGATATATTTGTTAACACCTATATCACCATTATAGAATCCTTGCAGTTCAATGGTAATTCTAGGGCATGTCTTTGCACCCTTAACCTGATTATTACCTATACCAAATATAGGAATGAATTTAGGCATAGCATCTTTATCTGCCTGGAATCTCTTTTCATTCTCCTGTGATAAAGGTAAGTAATCTTCGGGGTTAAGAGTTAAACCTTTCTTAAGTGCTGTTTGTAATAGGCAAATATAAAAGGTTCTTTCTACGATTTCTTCTGTATTTACCATATTATATAAGTTGAATCATTAGCAGGGTATTCATAGTATAAGTACCACCATCACTAAATACGCATTCCCAATTTATGGATGTAGCATTGAAAAAGATACCTGCATCTTTCCTCATATGACAGGTAGCACTAAAACTACCCTGGTAAGTATTAGCTATACTACCATAGTTACTAAACCATGTATAGGTATTAATACCACTACCACCATTGTTTGAACTTTTAGTTTCACCAATTGAAGGTATTTTAAATCCCATAAGCTCCTCTGAAACTTGGGTTCCTTCGATTAGCTTAGCTCTATAACCAGTCATGGTAAAACCTGCTGAACCTTCCCAAGCATTAGGACCTTGGTCTTTAGGTACACTCAGATTAATATTGGGAGGGTCTACACGATATCCATAAGATATTTCTCCAGCTGTCTGAGTTACCGTTACAGTTTTAGTTAAACCACCCACTTGCTTGATAGTTAGAGTTCCACTAAGAAGTTGTTCAGTAGTATTCTTAGAAGTAATGGATACCTCTAGAGTCTTTTCTTCATTATCTGTAAATCTTAGTCCAGCAGTAAATGGTGGTTCTTCTAGGAATTCTGCCGTAACCTCTACATTTTCCCAATCTCCTTGGGGTGTACCATTAATCATTTCTCTACGTTGAGAAGTGATTGCCAAAGTATCAGAGCCACCCCTACCCAATATGTTTATGGCTTCCTTATCTACTTCTAACTTGTATTCGTAGTTAAGGCTGCCTTTCTTTTGAATAAGATTTACAGTCTTGGGTACTCCATTAACTGTAATGGTAAGGATGGCTTTCTTATCTGCTTCTGTATCATTCACTTTTAACGGATGTACCATTACAAGTGCAGGACCAGTACCAGATGTTTTATCTGCTTCAAAATCTGCCATTACTTTGTATATTTTCTGAGTTCTTTTCTTAATTGATTTCGTATCTCTTTCTCTAAAACCTTGTTTCCACCTGCAGCTTCGAAAGCTGGTTGCCATAAAGGACGTGGTGGAAGATTACCATCTCTACTACCATATTCCAACATGATAGCAATTTGATTAAGTGTTTTTCGAGAAGTTCTACCAGGGTATGTTATCTTCCTTAATCCTGGAGGAAGACCAACAAAGGTTCTGTCTTTCTGGGTTACCATAGTAACTGACCTTGCATATTGACCAGTAAGGTTTAATAATGTATGTGCTCCATACTTCTTAAGAGTAGCAGTAGCATGAGGAGGCCAAGAAACTTTGGAACCAGGTGGAGGTAGACCATTATTTAAACTACGTCTTACTATACGAAGAAGTTGATTACCAAACTTCCTAGTACCTAACTCGTACCCGAGTTTCATAATACTTGGAGTCTTGGTAATCAACCTCTCAGCCTGACGTTGTTTAACTGGGTCTACATAAATCTGAATATCACATAGATTATTCGAGAGGTTTATGTTAACCTTTTTGCTTGGCATCTTTATTCTTATTTAATCCCAACTCACTGTCAATCTTCATAAGAATATCTTGTTGCATGGATAACTTCTCTGCTACCTCAGTTTTAAAAGCCTCGAACTCTTCTTGCTTATAAGCCTGAGCTGGTTGTTGTTGAGGAGATAACATACCATCGATAGTATGAAAAATATTATCGCATTCAGTAACTATTGCCTCATATTTATCTCGATTGTTGAGAATATTTACAGCATTAGTTCTTTGGATATTTACTTCGTTTACGATATTGCGTAAGTCAGTAGTATAATAAACATTATTATGAATACCTTCTGCAGCATCTGTAGGAAGGTATATTGTCAAAGAGGATACAGAATCTTGAATAACGATTTCTGTATTTGCGGCAAAGCTTCCATCTGGGCCAGTGGCTCTAGGTTTGCTTTCACCTACTTTTAATACTTGGGCCTTATCAAAGATTGGATACCCAGAACGTCTGTCTCTCTCTAAGGTGTATATGGTATCACCTTTCTGCAATTTAGAAAAAATCAAATCTTCCATGTTCATCTTTTATTAATTAAGTTTAAACCAAATGATACTGCACCTGGATTCCTTTGCATAAAGTCTACCAGGTTTAAGAATTGATAGTATCCAAATTGGTCAATGAGTGACTGTGCTTTATTTGCTACTTCCTTTGCTATCTCTGCATTGGGAGCAGGCAATGTAAGTTGAATAGTAAAATCTTTTAGTTGATTTCCATTGGTTGGTTCTTTCTTAATCTCTTCACTTTCCATATCGTTTTATCTTTAGGTGGGTATAAACGAAAAAAGGAGTACACCTATGTAAGATGCACTCCTTCCTAATCTGGCTTACGTAATGACGACGGTCATTATTAAGCCGGGGTTGTGGATGTAGTCTTAAGAGCTGCAACTACTGACTGGATAATGTTCTGGTCTCTCTGAGCATCTACTACTCAGTTGAGACGGGCAATTTCCTGGTCTTTAGCAGTGTTCTCGATAAGACACTTGATTTCCTGTTGGCCATTCTTGAGGTCACAACAGCAACCATCATTACAACCGCGGTCAGCGACGATTACGCCCTCACCACCAGATTTAACTTCTACTCCCATAATTTTTGAGTTTTAAGTTGTTAAACATAAATTTGATTTTTAAAGTTATTCGTATATGGCCATATACATTAATAATGCTATAGTATCGTATTATCAAGGATTAAGTGAAATATCTATGATATACATCACAAGTAGTGATTGGTAACTTAGTCGGATCTTTAGGAGTTAAAGTTAAAGTACCAATTCTGGTTCCTATAGGAAAAACAGTAGTATTCTTTTTTATTATATCTAAACGAATACCATTATCATTATCTCCATCACTTGATAGCATACTGATATTTACTGTAAAACCAGCAGGAACACCAGCAGAAGGATATAATTCCCAGTGATATTCGTAATCAGTATTTTGATTTGGGTCATTACTGATAGTTACAGGTCTACCGCTTTCACTAAATCTTAAGTTACTTAATTCTACTTGTTGATTATAAGTACTACTATCTGTACCTGCTACAGATACATTAACTTCAATAGTAATGGCATCTTGAGCTAAAGTACCTAAGCCATAGAAATTACCTGACCGTATCTCAATATTACCAACCCAATTTTCATCTTTTATGGTATTTAATCTAATTGTTCTAGGTCCATTATTATTTATCCTTCCCCCCAAATAACCTTCATTCATTGGGTCTTGGCTAACATAGGCATATAAAGCTTGATTACCGTTACCAGGTTGTTCAAATCTAACTTGCAGATTTCTTGCAGAATCTCCTTCGTTATTGGTTAATGCCCTGAAAGCCCAGTTATAGGAGTTATCTGAGTTCTGTCCATTATCAATAACTTGCAACCAATCTTCAGAAGGTGGTATGAATGTAGGCTTAATATACTTCTTGGTAAACTCTACGTTATTCCTTCGTAGACTTACATAAGATATAATATCCCTACTACCTGCACTACTACCATAGATATCACCCTCTAGAGTAATATTAGTAATGGTACTTCCTTCTTGTTTCCAACCAAATTCAAAAACTCTAGTATATGGTATTGGGTTTACTAGTAGGGTAATAGTGGGTACTGTCCCTACCTCTTTACCATTAATTACAACTTTATGGTTATATAAAGTTATGGTATGAGTACGAGGGTATTCGGCTAAGTTCTGTACAGAATTAGTAATACTTATAAAAGCATTTTCAGAATCCGATTGTAGAGTAGCAGATACCTGACCACTGGGTGAAGCTATTGCCGAGTTGTTTTCAGCTATGGCTCTAGAATCCCAAGAAGTAGGAGTACCCTCTACTCCATTGATAGAAGTATATTCTAGTATGTGTAAATCCATCCTTACAGAATTTTCCATACCCGTAGTACCTTCTAATTCAACTTCTGTTACGTTTTCTTCTACTGTACCATTACTATAGTTTGCAGTCCAAGATATTTCATACCGTGTAGAGATTGTTGCAGCATCTTGGGTAAATGCCCAACCATTTTCTACTTCAGCAGTACCATTATAAAACATTACACTACCAGACCGAGTTTGATTAGTAGTATTTTCTTTTACAGAAACCTCAAAATCATATTCGTAATTGATAGGATTACCACCAATTAAATCTACAGAAGCCCAATCGGTAACGGTAGAATCCAAATCGAAATCAGGTTGAACAGCAACTTTACTCGTTACTTTACCATTGATTAAGGTTTCTCTGTAAGATTGAAGTGTAACAGTAACAGCTTGTTCCAATGCAGAAAAATCTCCAGAAGGTATTGGTTCTACATAATCAATGAAATCCCTGGTAGTTACCGTAGCTGCCTGTTGTTCAACTGTCAAAGTTATCGAAGTATCACTACTACCAGTTTGAAATATAACGATATCTGCACTTCTTTGACTAGTAGTTGTATTCTCATCTACGGTTACTATGAGTGTATTAGATTGCTCTTCTACATGAATCCAACTTGGAGAACCCGGTATAGACGTAGTCCAAGTAGTATCTTCACTTTGACTTGTAACAGAACCGTTAACAATCTTATACCTTTTACTACTTATGGTAAAAGAGTAAGTACCACTAGGCTTAGCAGGCACTTGTTGATTTAAATCTTGAGTACCGTTATTTACCTTTAGTTCATAAGACCAAGCAACACTAGCACCTGCTTGAGTAGTTGCCATATCTAATTCCTTGCTACCATAGGTTAAAGTAAGACTTGCTCTACGAGAAGATTCAGAAGTATTTTCAGACAGAGTAATTCCTATATTATAACCATCTCCAGAAGCTTTGGTAATTTCTACATCGGTAATGTATGAAGATTTGGATTTTAGAGTTGGTGTAACATTATGCCAAGTAGAATCCTTACCATTAATTACATCATAATATCCCGACTTAACCAAACCAAAAATACTTCCTCCTACAGCAGGTGAATCACCAAAATTATCTACTACCTCTAATACATCTCGAGTAGATATTGTACCTGCAGCCTGATTACAAGTGATACGAATCACTTTATTAGAACCATTCTGTTCGTATGATACTTGGCCACTCCTTGTAGAAGTAGTTTGGTTCTCTTGCATACTAATACTTGTTCCTAGTACAGTTCCAATATGTTCAGTACTTGTTGCATGTATATAACTTACATTTTCTCTAGAACCCTCTACCAAAGAACCATTAATATACTTTTCACGATTACTAGTAATAGTAATAGACTTAGCAGTACCCAAAGCATCAAAGCTTAAAGTAGTTGGTGAAGCGGTGAATGTATACCGCCATTCTACTAAGTATGAACTTTGAGTTACCGTAACTTCTTTATATACAGTATCCATAGTTGCCCTTACTACTACGCTTCTTTGATTTGCAGTTGTGTTTTCTGCAACGGTCAAAGTAGTACCCGATAAACTGAATCCAGTACTAGCAGTAGGTATACTAAGTGTAGGAGTACCAATAGCATCAGATGCTGCACTAGTTGCACCTGAAGACCAATGATTAGTTCTTGGTGCCCTTGCACTTGCAGAGATTTGTGATGTACCACCTTGCTCAGTAAATGTACTTGGGTTTGCCGAAATAGAAACTACCCATGCACCCTGAGTTATATTGGTTATCTTGTTCTCTGCTTGGTATACATCGATTGAGGCACTGCCAGATTTACCATTAAGAGTAACAGTTAGAGTTCTGCTTCCCAATTTAGTTCTTGCCTTTGCAGTTGTACCAAGATTAGAACCAGATACATTCTCAGACCATACTACTGAAGCTCCAGAGTTAATAGTACCACCATCACTGGTTTTACCATTCCATCCCCAAAGCTGAGTATAGGTATAAGTTGGTGTAGCCGCAGTTCCTCCAGATGCAGGTATATCTGCAATAGTTCCTAAATATACTGTAGGTGTACCATAGGTTTTAACACCAGCTGCCTGAGTAAATGTGGCAGTTATCTTCTTACCTGATTCGGCTTGGGTAAAGGTAATAGATTCGGAACGAGTAGATAGTGACTTGTTTTCTGAAAATACCCATTTTGAGTCTACATTACTTACCCATGAAGGTAAATTATTCCTATCAAAGTTTACGATTATAGGTGAACCATAGATTTTACCATTTCTATATTCTTGCTTATATGAGGTAATATCAAAAATCAAATCACTTACACCTCCAAGGGCATCAGAAGTAATTTGAGTAGTCTGACTGCTAAATACATACTCGAAAGTTTGAGTTGCAGCTACCTGATTACAAGTAATGGTTAATTGTTTACCAGAACCTGGCTGAGTTAAGGTGTGAGCAAAAGTTCTTGCTGAAAGATTAGTGTTTTCTGAAGCTCTATATCCTAAATCGACAATCAAGGTAAGCCAATCTGGTAATGCAGGATAGGAATAATTTACCCACTCTATAGTGCCAGTAGCTACTCCATCCAATATTTTCTCCCGAGTAGATGCTATATTTGCACTAGAAGGTGTTGGTACTCCTCCCAAAGCAGTAAAAGATAATGTTGGATGCTCAACCGTAAATACATACTTATAGGTTACCTTGTGTATATCCTCAAGCTTTACAGTTTCATTATCACCATAGGAACTAGCATTGGAGATTTCCAAGCCTATATAATTTTCTCCCGTTCCTGTAGGAGAGAGTGCTAACAATTCAGCCTTGGTAGGGCATTCATTTGAATCCTTACCAAGGCCTACTTTAGTTTTGACAGCACTCCAAGTTGCTATCTCTCCCATATTAATCCAAGTTTGTGAATAAAAGTTGTTTCTTTAATTCATCTATTTCTTGTTTCAGAAGTTTGATACCTTCGATTGCCAATACTGACATCTTAGAATAATCTACTTCTTTAACCAGGATATAGGTTTCTCCATCTTTCTCAACCTTTTCGAATTCCTCAGGATTAGGAACTGATTCGGGTTTTACCGTATTCTCAGATACCAATTCAGGGAAATGTTTTTCGATAGATTGAGCAATAGTACCAATATCATGAGTACCTCTGATGAGGAATGAATCGGTCGGTATAGAGCAGATTTCATCAAGAGTATGTTCTAAGGGTTTAATGAAAGTCTTAAGTCTTTCGTCAGATTCTTTCCATAAACCAGAAGGAGCAGATACCTTCTTAAAGATAATCTCAGCAGTAGTACCCAACCCCAACTGGTCTCTTGTTACTCCATGAGGATTACTCATGTTCTGCATGTGAGTAGTAAGATTGGTTTGAGCATTGGTACCTGCAGCCTTAGCATCTGCAATAGCAGTAGCCTGAGCAGTAGATACAGGTTTATCTGCATCCGATGTATTATTAACATTGGCTAATCCTACTTGAGCTTTAGTTACTCCATGAGGGTTAGATTTGTTAGCAATATGCAAATCTACCTTTTCATTTACATCCATATCTGCCTGAGCTCTAGTTGCAGCTTCATCAGTAATTAACTTCTCTACTCGAGTAATCTCCCCCTTGCGGTCATTGACTTCTTTGGTGATATTACTCTGAAGAGTAGCATCTGCTGTTTCCAGTTCTGTCTTAGCATCTGCAATAGCTTTTTCCAGGGTAGTCTTCAGAGTAGCATCTGCATTGGTACGGTCTGTAACTTCTTTATTGATACTTGCCTGGAGTGCATCCTTAGCAACCTTTATGGCAGCATCTCTATCCAATACCTCTTGAGCAATATCATCAGCCAATTCTCCTCTGATTGCCTCATCGGCAGCAGTTCTTGCAGCAACCTCATCTGAGATTTGTTTAGGCAAGGTAGTATCAAGCTTAACTTTATCTGCTGCAGTCATAACACCGGCTTTAGTAGTAGTAACTGCTGGTATGCTAATAGAAGAAGATGGATTAGCCTTATAAATATTACCCTTACCTTTAGAAGCTGAATCGTAAAGTAAGTTTACATTATTACCATTAGCCTCGAATCTAACCAGGGATGATACAGAATTTATAGGCAAGCCATTAGCTACAGCTTCAAGAGCTTTACCTTTAGCACCATCAAATGCAGTACCGGTGATTTCACCGATGATTAAACCTCCAGAAACAATCTGTACCCAAGTAGTACCTGACCAACGGAATTGATATCCTGGATGGTCTGGGGTAATATCCTTATAAGATTTGCCAGCTTCACCCACTACTGCAGTAGTATGGTCAGCAGCAGTATACAATTTGATGTTAGTTACCTCATTAGTAGCCGATACATCGTAAGTAGCATATACATCGATTACATCATCTACATAAGAAGGTAATTGACCTGCAGGTACTTTACCATTTTCATCCAGAGATGCCAAACCATTAGCCTGAGCCTTAGTTGCCTTGAAAGCATCCAGAGCAGCCTGAACATCAGATATATCCTCGGTGAGTTCCGTTTTCAAAGCAGTATCGGCAGCAGTTCTATCTGATATCTCCTTATCAATCTTGGTATTTAAGGTATTATCGGCTGTTGTACGGTCTGATACCTCTTTATTGATTGCTGCTGTGAGTTCTTCTTTCAAAGCCGTGTCTGCAGACTTACGGTCTGATACCTCTTTATTGATTGCTGTAGTAAGCTTGGTATCCAATGCCTCATCTGCTGCAATACGAGCAGCTTCTTCTGCATCGATATTACCTTGAAGCTCAGTTTTAGCAGTATTGATATTACCATTAAGTTCATTCTTTAATGCCGTATCGGCAGCAGTTCTATCCTGAACTTCTTTATCTACTTTAGCTTCAATACGAGCTAACTCAGCACCATCATCCGAAGAAGACTTAATCTGATTATCCAACGCTTTAACTGCCGATACAAGGTTCTCTGAACCAGCCAGGTAATTAGTATCATCAAGTCCAGGTAATCCCAAACTGTCTGTAAGACCAACAGCAGTTTTTACTTTGTTAATCTTAGTATCAGTTTCTGACTTATCTACATTGATACGTTTTTGAACTTTACCGAAAGCCTGAGAGGTAGTATCTGTAGCCTTGATTGCCAAATCTGTAACGGTAGTACCTTCATTTTCAGAATAACCGTCCAATTTAATATCGGTACCATTAAGTACTGGGTTTGAATCCAAACGATGAGTATTAATGGTATGTGCATTGGTTGCATCGATATTATCTTGTAGGGTTTTATCTGCAGCTTTACGAGCAGTCTCCTCGGCAGTGATATTCGTTTGTAACTGAGTATCAGCAGCTTCTCTTGCATCTTCCTCATCATCAATACGAACTCCCAAAGCATTGTCGGCATTGGTACGGTCTTGGATTTCTTTATCTATCCTTGCACCCAATGCAGTATCAGCTTCTGTACGGGCAGTTTCTTCAGCAGTGATATTATCTTGTAAGGTTTTATCAGCAGCCTTTCTTTCAGCAATCTCGGTGTCAATACGAACTCCTAAAGCAGCATCAGCAGCAATTCTTGCAGCTTCTTCAGCATCCAAAGCATCTTGAAGAGCCTTATCAGCAGCCTTTCTTTCCTCTGCTTCAGTTGCCAAATCAGTAGAGTTCTTATCAATCTTGGCTTCCAATCGAATATCTTCTGCTTTACGATCAGCAATTTCGGTTTCAAGTAAAGCCTTAACTTCCAAATAAGAGCCAGAGATATTATTCTGAATACCCTGGATTAATTCCAGGTTTCTCTGAATATTGGCAGAGTTCTGGTTGATAAGAGCATCTTGGTTATTTGCCCTTGCCAGTAGTTCAGTACGAGTTTCAGTAACATAAGTTCTTAAATCCTCTACTGTCTTGGTTAAGGTAGTACTCAGAGTGGTAAGCTTGGTATCCAAAGCTTCATCACCTTCAACTCGTTTTTCGGTTTCTGTCTCAATCTTCGTAGTTAACTCATTTAACTTCTGAGTTATGGTTGTTGCGAAGTTGGGGTCATCACCGAGAGCTTTAGCAATCTCTTCAAGTGTATCTAATACACCGGGAGCAGAACCAATAATTTTCTGGATTGCAGCTTCTACTTCGGCTTCTGTTTGGAATCCTGAATCATTCAGAAGTTCTGAAACTTTTGTGATATAGTTAGCATGCTCAGCTATACCATTTAATTTCATCAGAAGGATATCGGTAAAGTCATTTGAAGAAAGTACTTTACCATCTACCTTATCTACCTTCTTAGATTCAATTGCCTGGATAGCCGTTGTACGGTCTGATACTTCCTGAGCAATCTTATTTTCTAATAGGGTATCTGCATTCTTACGGTCGGCAACTTCTTTATCAATGTTCACCTGAAGAGCAGTATCTCCAGCTAAACGAGTATTGGCTTCATCGGATATATCCTTAGATAAACCGTTTACTTCGTCTTTATGATTTGCTATTGCAGTATCCAAATTGGCCTGTATAGCATTCTCTCTAGCGGTTGCTCGGTCTTTCTCAGTAGTAATTGCTACTGTATTAGCATCTACCTTTGCTTTGATTTCATTTAAACCTGCAGTAGAACCTGTTTCCAAGGAATCAATTCTATCGCTTAGAGTTTTATCGGCAGCTTCCCGGTCTTTAACTTCTTGAGTAACCTTACCTTCTACTCGAGTAATCTCAGAAGAAGTTTGTTGGCTCAAGTTAGATATCTGACCTTCAATCTTTGTTTCCAAGGCAGTATCTGCAGACTTGCGGTCTCCAATTTCCTTATCCAGGTTTACTTGAAGGATTTGGTCTGCTGCCTTACGTTATGCCGTTTCTGTTCCCAGAGCAATATTGGTTGTATCAATACGAGAACTTAAATTGCTATCGCCATTGGTACGGTCCACAATTTCCTCATTAACCATATCCTTAACTTCCTTGTAGTTATCGGCAATGGTTTTATTCATAGCAGTAATTGCCTCAGAGTTCTTTGTGATATTTGCTTGGTTAGTAGCAATTGCCGTAGTATTGGCATTTACCTGAGCAGTTAACTCATTCTTAACCGTATTGATAGCATCTTGGATTGATAAAGCCAAATCCGAAACTCGCTGAGTAAGAGCAGCAATATTATCAGTATGGGTTTTATCAGCATCCTTTCTATCTGAGGCTTCTTTATCAATATTTGCTTGCAGGGTAGTAACGGCATCTTTACGGTCTTGGATTTCTTTTGCCAAGTTATCCTTAACTACTTGAAGAGCAGTGTTTCCGGTTTCAGAAGAATTATCTACATACTCCTTAAGTTCTTCCTTAAGAGCAGCATCAGCTTCCTTACGTTCTACAACCTCTTTATCAATATTGGCTTGTAATGTAGTGTCTGCAGCAGTACGGTCTTCAATTTCTTGGTTTACCTTTTCGGTAATTGCTGCCAACTTCTTTGTGATAGTTGAAGCAAAATTAGGGTCATCTCCTAATGCCTTAGCAATCTCTTCCAGAGTATCAAGTACTTCTGGTGCAGAACCAATAATCTTTTCAATAGCTGCCTCTACTTCGGCTTCTGTTTGATAACCAGCATCATTTGCCAATTGAGATACAAGAGTAATGTAGTTAGCATGTTCCTCGATTCCATTCAATTTGGCAAGTAAGAGATCGGTAAAATCATTCTTAGTTAAAGAATAACCCTCTCTCTTGTCTACCTTCTTGGAATTGAGGTCTGCATCTGCGGCAATACGAGCTTCCTTCTCGGCTTCAAGAGCAGCTAATACATCAGTCTTATCTCCATCTACCTTTTCTCCCAAAGCAGATATCTTCTGGTCAAGGATTTGGTCCTGAGCAGTACGAGTTGCAGCTTCGGAATTAATATTAGTCTGAAGAACCTGGTCTGCAGATTCCCGAGCTTGAGCCTCTTTATCAATGTTTACCTGGAGGGTATTATCTGCATTGGTACGGTCAGCTACCTCTTTGGTAATTGAATTCTGAAGAGTTTCATCGGCAGCTTTACGATTTACTACCTCATCAGAAAGTTTACTTTCTAAGGCAGCATCACCAGTTTGACGATTAGTGATTTCTTCAGTGAGTTTCAACTGAATGTTTGCATCTGCATTTGCTCTCAATTTGGCTTCTGCAGCAATGTCTTGTTTGAGCTCTGCCTTATCATTGATATGCAATGTATTCAGTTGGTGAATACTTTCTGATAAAGCATCGTCAGCCGTTTTACGAAGCTCAGCTTCTTTATCTACCAAGTCTTTAGCATATGCCTTAGCTTCTGCCAATGAACCAGTAGTTTCATTTCTGAGGTCTGCAATGTCAGCAGTATTCTTATCGACTTTTGCTTCTATCTTATCTATCTTATTGATAAGGTTAGTAACTGCAGTGTCGATTTTATCATTAAGTAAATCCACTGCCTTAATGAAATTAGAGTTAACCTCACTAATTTGGGTACTCAGTTTCCCTTCCTCCTCCTTAGCTCGGTTAACTTCATCTGTCAGTGCATTACGTAAATCCGTTAATTTGTTGGTAATTGTAGTAGCAAAGTTGGGGTCATTTCCCAATGCTTCTGCCAATTCCTTTAATGTATCAAGTGCATCATCGGCACCATCAATCAAATCACTGATAGCTTGTCTTACCTGTTCTTCAGTTTGGAACTTAGTATCATTCTCCAACTGAGAAAGCTTAGTGATGTAGTTTGCTCTTTCTTCAATGCCTTCCAGTTTCTCTTTGAGTTTATCCGTGAAGTCATTTTTAGATAAGTCGTATCCTTCTCTCTTATCTACCTTATTGGCAATAGAAAGAACGAATGCCCAGAACTCATTAATAGTTCCAGCAAACCCGGCCTTTACGAAGTCATCAAAATAACCTTGTAAAAGTCTTTGGTCAATTTCTTCATTTGTGTAATACTTACTTACGTACATATTGTTATTATTTTAAGGATTGATTACTTGCTTACCACAGAAGAAGTCAGAATTCTTATCTCTGAATGGTTCTCCTTCTTTTCCACAGAAGGCATTCATTGGAATATCTGGATGTTCTGGGTCTGGGTCTCCCCCGTCTTCAATATCACCTCTGATTATTGCATAATCTGGAAGTTGATTGATACGGAATTTTATCACCTGGCCAATACCCGGATGAGGTATTATCTTATCCCAAACTTCTCCAAAGTAATCTTGAAAGCAAGTAATGAACTTACCTCCGGTCATAGACTGGAATGTAGTAACGTCTAAATTACTTTTCTTACTTTCAATATGTACTCCAGATGTACCGTTCAAGACAATCAGGTTACTGTCAAACCAAATACCGTTTCCGGTATTAACTGGTTTCCATCGTAACATTAACATCTTTGCCATATACTTTTCAATTTTGTTCTACGAATTGTATCTTGGTATCTCGGTCCCTTTTTAGGATAACCATGAAAACCAAAGCTTCATCCTTGGCTTGAGCAACCTGTGTATCTCCCGAAGGTTTATAAGTTATACCATTAATTACGAACCTATCTTCAGACCAGTTAAAATCCCAATAGCCTTCTGGAGTTAAATGTCCCAGTTGTTCTATATATGATTTAGTAACCAGTATTGATAAATTCTCATCATCGAGTTCTCCAGTTACTGTTGCCTTATTAATTGGCCAGTTTCTGAAAGCATTATAATAACATAATGCCTCAATGGGTATCTTATAATATTTAGGGATTTCATCTTCTCCATGACTTAGGAGTTGATTTACATTCTTTGCCCAAGTTATAGTTTGCCTACCAGCATCTATATCCAAGAAGTCATTTATGATTTTCTTGTATCTATCCCAAGACCGGTTCTTAACCAATCTATGAGGAGTCTTGGTCATCGTTTTCTAATTAAGGTTCTACCATTACGTTTTACTGGAGAGCTGGGGTTTGGCCCATCTATTAATCCAGGTCTTCTTCTGTCTACTACTCTTGGAACTACTACATGACTTGCTTGGTCACAGAATGGTAAGTAGATTTCCAATCGTCCAGCTAACATACAAAGGTTTTTTCTTAACTCGTCTATGATACCACCAGGTTGCATTGCTTGAGAAAATGTTTTCCATAGGGAAGATGTTGCATCGGCAAGTGTATCATAGTACTGTACTTCAGTAGGCCCAGTTGTGATTTGTTTGATTCTATCACCTCGAGCTTGTTCCGGTTTAGAAGAACCATCACCAACTTGTTCTTTGGTTGAAGTAAGTTGACTTAGGTATTCTCCTGTACTTGTTAATAAATTAAGAATCTTAACATTGAGATAATCCCATGCTGCCAATTCCATAATTAGTTGGTTTTCTAGAGCTTCATACATTAACTCATCATTATATTTATCCAGTGGGATAATATGATTTACTAGCGGTTGGATATATAACTGCCATTTAGTTATGTACATTGCTTTCTCTTCTGATGACATACCATCTGAGATTTCTGAAGGAATGTAATAATTGATTAGGTTATATATACTATCAGTTAATGTAGTTTTGGACTCGGTATTTACAATTATGGTTTTAGTTGCATTTAAGTTAAGTCCTTCGGAGTTCGTTATGTTCAACGCTACTGTATAGAATCCGGACTTTTCATAAGTATAAGTAGGTTGTTTAACATCATAAACGGACCCCTTATCATCACCAAAGTCCCAGTCAAAAATGGCCTTGGCTGGGACTTTGGTTAATACTCTAAATGAAACTTCCAGACCATTCGCAATAGCTACAAAGTCTAGATTGTCCATGGTATCTTATTTTTTAGATTCTTAGAACTCTTCCAACAGAACCTGAATCAGAGTTTCAACTGTATCACCTTTGTCGGCAACAATTTCGTGACGAGCAGCGATAAGGGTTGCTTCTTCGAGAGTATAGGCTTTGGCAATCTTTTTGATTTCCATACCTTTTTCGAACTGAGCATTCAGTTTCTTTTCCAACTTATCGATGTCATCATTGGAGTATTTGTCGACAGCTTTCTTATCAAGAACCAAACGCAGGTGACCTGAATTCAAAGCCATCTGAATCTTTTTAGTTCTGTACTGTCGAGCACTCAATTCTTTTTCTTCTCCTCTACAAATTGTAATACCTGTAGATTGGTCATGGAAGCTGTAAGCTTTAGCACCTACAGTTACTTTATATTTATCCATAATTTTACTAAGTTTTTAGATGTTTAAAATTAGAGGTAGGTCCTCGCAAAACCTACCCCATCAAGAAATGGAATTATTTGTAAAATAAACCAGGTGTATTATTACTCAAGGTTAACCAAGAGATACGGGTCAATGTTCATAAATTCGGGGAATCCAAATTCTGAGAACTTCTTCTCTGCAGACAGAATCAATGCAGCATCCTGATACATCTTAGAGAAGCCTGTAGTCAGAGTGGCATAGATTGCCTGAGTCTGATTTGATACGATTCTTTCTGATTCAAGCATCAACTGTTTTGCAGTCAGCTTAATCAAAGCAGCAGTTGTATCAATCAACAGCAAACCTTGGTCAGGTGTTCCCGGGTGAATGTAGAAGTTAGCATTCTTAGGTACCGGAGACTTCACATTCAGTGTAGCTTCAGTTGTACCAGAATGACGTTCTTTGAATTCCGGCAAGTTCAGCATTTCGATTGCCTGGTCTTCACCACCAATCATAGTAGTAAAGTTACGTCCCATACGAGCAGCTCTTACCCAGATATGCAGCAAATCTTTGTAAGTGATACCATTCGTAGTTTCGTATACACCGATAACCGGAGCAGATTCTGAACCATCTGGTTTGTTACCATTGATAACAACATCCATGGCCAGAGTATCCATTGCATAACCGAGCTGAACACCGAAGTCACGAAGGTAGATTGCCAATACATCAAGAGATACGTAGTTACGAACTTCATCAGTAAGTTTGAATCCCTTACCAATTTTGAAGAGACTTACTGATTTCTGTCCAAAGCTTACATCTCCCAATGGGATAGTTTCTGCTTCATTAACCTTTGCAGGAGCAGCATCGGACATGTTAATCATCGGCATGATTGCGCTAAGACCACTGATTGACTGGTCAGAAGCAATAATCTCCGGATAGAACGGAGCCTGGCGCATACCAAGAGTGATGGCAGAACGAATGATTTCCGGAACAATCCAACGAACATCTTGCTGAGGCATTGTGAAGATGTTTTCCATTGTGTCGATTTTCGGATTGATATCCAACTTCTCAAACAATTCATCTTGGGTAATACCCCATTTACCAGTGGTAAGTTCACCTAATGTGATGTCCACAGGTTTCTTGTTCTGTGAACCTTGACGGTAAGCATCCAACTGCTGTACCATTTGAGGAAGTTCTTTTGCGAAGTCTTCTCTCTTCAATTTTGAAATATCAACTTTTTCCATGTTTCTTCTTCTCTTATTTAATAAGTACTTGAATTACCTCGTTTGCCTCATCTGCAGGTATGATGGCAATGAAAGGTGTAGCATCTGTTGACTGATTTGCTTTTACAAATCTGTCGTTCAGCAAGTCACCAGAGGGAACTACATATCCTGCTTTTAAGTCAGCAGCATTAGATACCCAGTTACAAATCATGTAACCTTCTACAGCAACAGTTACCTCTACTGGGAATTTGTTCTGTGCCTGGTAAGCAGGATTTACATTGTCGGTTACTGCCACTCCGATATATACCTGAGTAGATTCAGTGTAAGGTTCAATTAAACCGTCTTCTCCAAGAGCTACCGGCATACCTTGCAAAATTGTTTCACCATCTTTTACACAGAAAGCTTGGTGCAATTTGTGTGATTCACTTTTGTAAATCACCGCTCTTGGGGTCTTTTCCCCAAACAGCGTCATTGGCTGGTCTTTGTTTACGATTTTAGTCATAACAGTGATATTTATCGATTATTACTTGAATTTCTTCTTGTACAAGTCTTCAAGGGTTTCCGAAGTAGACTTGGCTTCTGCATTTGAAGTAGTTGCAGGTTTTTCAGTTTTACCCTCATTTTCATTCTCTGCAACAGAAGAAGCACGGCTTACATCGTGAGAACCACAGCTTGCACATACCATTGGGAATTTTTCTTCCAGACGACTCTGATAATCCTTAGTCAAGGAGATAAGAGTAACGATGCCAGTAGTTTCGGCATTCAACATTGTAACAATAGTTTCATCGGCTTTGTCACCCATCAGCTTCTTGTAAGTAGCAACGGCACTTTCACGGAGAGAAGCAATATGATTCTTTCCTACAGTTGCCATTTCCTTCAAGTTTGCAACTTCTGCATTCAGGTTGGTAATCTGTTCTGTAAGAGAAGATTTCTCTGTAGTAAGATTATCTACCGTTGTCTGAAGACTGTTTTTGGATGATACCAAGCTTTGAATACAAGAAATAACTTCTTCCTGAGTCATTTCTTTGCCTTCTGCCAGAGATAACATGTTATCTCCGAAAAGCTTTTCTAAAAATTCTTGCAATTCTTTGTTCATATTTTCTTTATTAGGATTATGATTTTCTTGGGTACCATTATCATTAAAAGAATCTGGAGTATTGTCCTTTTCTTGGAATGAGTTGAAGTCTGTTTTGTAGTCAGTAAAGAAGTACTGTTTGGACTTGTCATCCCGATATTCCTCATAAGAAGACCAGGTTCTTTTTGCAAAGGTTGGATTAATGATTTTACCATCTTCACCAATCTTTTGAGCAAAAGAATCGGCTCCATGAGATACCAGAGATGTTTCCATATAACGAACTACTTCAGTAACTACTCTACGAACCATTTCACCCTTAGAGTCATAAGTACCAAGCTTCTGGTAGAATTCACCATCTTCCATTCCTGGGTGTGATTTATCCCACTTAAACTGTACTGTTACCGAGTTACTATGAATTGAAGGAGGTTCCATAAGAATACCTCTAGCAATTCTTGGGTTAGCTTTACCATCAATCTTCAAAATACCGTTGATACCTGCAGGTATAGTAAAGCTTCCATCCTTATAAGACTCCTGCCACATTACTTGAGATACAGCTCCAATTGCATTACCAATATTTGTTTCATGGTCGCAATTTACTGTTTGCCCGAGTAACAGTTTCATGGAAGCCTTAAGTACTCCATTCTGACCAAAGTCAGTAGGATTCCAGTTCTTAGATACAATCGTTTCAGAAAGTAATCTGAACATAGGTTCAATGAACTCTTCATCCTTTGGAGTAAGTTCTGATTTATCAAGGTTTGGATAATAGGTATTATAATCTATATCTCCTCCCCAAAATCCAAATTGAGCAATGGTATCCGGTGTCGGAGTCTTCCATTTGTAATAATTCTCTGAGAAAGCCTGGGCTCCAACTGCTTCTGGGATATACCCAGCCATAATGGTATGACCCTGGCCAATCACCATTGAATCAAGATGCTCTTTGTTTCTTTTAGTAAATTTACTCATCTTGCTTTTGTATTTTGGTCTCCACGAGATGGAGCCGGATTAGTTTTATCTCTTGACCTACGAGCAGATTGATTTTTATCATCTTGCCTTTGCTTCTTCTTAGTTCCTTCTTGAGGGTCTGGGTTACCGCCTTTAGCAAATTGGTCCTCAAGTGAAACTCTTGGTTCATTCTCATCAGGAGAATCATAACCCATTGCCCAAGCATATTGGTCTTGGCTAATGATACCAGCCTTATATAATAAATCCAGGTTTTGGATTTTATACTGAAGACCTTGTTGAACCTTAACTTCATCAGAGATAGTTGAAGTTCCCCATGATATCTTTATTCCCTTATTATCAAAGCCTGCCAGACGCAGTTCTAGAGAATAAAGAAAATCCAATACATAAGTTACAAGCATTTGGATATTTTTTAACTGGCTGATTAATTTAGACAGCATTATACCCGTTGCTCCTTCTCCTGTTGTTGAACTAACTCCAATAAGGTTTCCATTAACTCCCAAACCATTTGCAACTGATTGCTGATTCATATTCCAGGGTTTCTCAATATTACCAAGTTCCTTGGTAGTTGAATTGAGTTTAAACTCATGGTCATCAATGTAACCAGTTACTATACCGTCTTTCATACCATTACGAAGATTTCTTTTCAAATCTTTTAATGTACGTTCAAGACGATTCTGGTAAGCTTGTAAGCTTTCATTTGGATTCTGGTCTGGTTTAGTCATCTTAGCTTCCAAGAATCCTACCATACCAACCATTTCCATTATGTGTTTGAAGTTAACCTTCATATCATGTTGGCCTTTTAATGAATCCAATGCTGCCATAAAAGGAGGAATCCCATAAGGTTCATCAGTATCATTAAACATACCAGCATACACATAAGTTTCTGGGTTTAGTTTGATATAATCTTGGTGCTTTACGAAGTAATTCTTATTCCTCTGGTAAGGAGAATATACTCCATTGTTCTCTCTTTTGAAAACAATGTTCTCGGGTCTAAGGAATAAGACTGTGTCCAAACCATCCAACATATCATTGGGAACTCCTTCAACAGATATAGCTCCACTAACAAGGCATTGTACAATCATCTTATTAACTAGACCGTCTATACCAGCAGTATACCTGGACCATTTCTTTGTAGCTTCGGTAAGATGTTTTCTCATCTTATCTGCTTCGGCATCTGAATTATTTGGGAATGTTACCGTATGACCGGTGTTTGCCAACTTAAACATATCCTGCAAAGCAATGCCCATATCCGGATTTACCTTATATAAATCACGAATCAAAGGGATTACTTCAACACGAAAAGAAGGGTCTACCATTACGGTCATCCCTTTCAGAGTACTGAGTAAAGAGTTATCTTCATCCACTGATACTCTACCAGGAGATATAGCAGCAGCTTTTGGCTTGCTTGGCTCCTTGTTTGATTCAGGAGGTGGGTCTTTCTTTCTACCCCAACTCCAATTAAAATTGAGCTTTTTCATTTCGGTTGTACTATTACGTTAGTTTTTCCTTTTCTTATGTGATTACAGATTGCTTTACCGAATATAGAGTCATCTGCATATACATCCCCTTCTAGGTCTACATCTACTGTAGAATTATTAGCTCTATGCTTACCCATTGCAACTGGCCTACCTAAACCATCATATATGAAGGTATATGCTTCTTGAACAAAGAAAGGGTCTTTAACAGTAATATTATCTTCTCGAATATCCTGTTCAAGTCCCTCTACAATAACAGAACGGTTCTTTTGTGTAGTTAACCATCCTGGAGATTTATCTACCTCAGGTCTAGATTTACCTTTCTTCTTAAGCATTTTCTGATAATAATACAGTTTAGGATAACCTTCAGTTTGAAGAGCAGAAGTTACTGCTAATCCAACATCATTGGATTCTGGAGCAATGGGAGCAAAGTTAAACAAATGCCCTGTATCTCCAAGTAACCTTGCATACTTATCTACTGAAAGTCTACCTTTGAATACTGCTTGTTCTTCTCCTTGTTTATCCATGCAAGTAAATGCAGAGTAGTCAGAAGACCTACCAGTTGAAACGTCAGCACCAATGAAATATTCCTTATCTGGTGCTGGTTCCAAGAATTGCCGATATTGACCATTAAACCTTTTCTTAATAACCGGATAATCACTAAGACAGTCTTCGATAGCTTTTATGTCAGCTAAGTCGAAGACCGTATTACCAGATGATAAGAAGTCACCATCAATTTCTTGTGCAGTTCTTTTAGTTCCCAAAGCAGAAGACATTTCATTATACCAATTAATGTCTCGTTCTGGGTGCATTTGCCAATACAATCGAAGTGGGTTAAATGGATTCCCACCTGCAATAGCATCAACCCAAGTAGAGTGATAAAAGTTACCAACTCCATAGGGAGTGGAATTGATGATAGCAGCTCCACCAGTGGAAAGAGTAGGAAAAGCGGCTGCCCAGATTTGGGCTGCCCATCTAACTACTGCTGCTTCATCAATTACCAGTAAGGATAGAGATTCTGAACGACCGGCTTCTGAAGACGTTGGGATAGATTCTATGAATGAGCCATTATCGAACTCTATCATTGATGCAGAACCATATTCTCCCGAACGACCATTTATAATCGGTGTCTGTAAATACCATGGCAGGTTTTTGTACATGAACTTAATCTTCTTAAGTACCTTCTTTGCTGTTGTGTCCTTGATTGAGATAATGTTAATCTTCTTGTTAGGATGATACATTGCCAACCATAGGCAGTACATAGATATAAGCTCCGTAATACCTGCCTGCCTGAACTTAAGCAGAATATTGAAACGTTCTTTTACGAAGTTATACAGAACCGATTTTTGATACGGGTAAAGTTCAAATCTTACCTTTCCCCTCATAGGGTGTATCACATAAGTGAAAAGGCTAAAGTAAAAAACATCATTACTAACTTTAGCAAGTGTTGCTAGTTCTTCCCTTGTAAGAGCAGATGTGTTAGTTTCTATGTTAATCTTCTTTGCCATAATCAAAAGTTATATGTTACTGAAAACTCTAAGTCAGCTTTTATTCCCGAAAAGAACTTCGGATAATGAAAAGCATTTATACCAAGTTTATAATTGAAATTAGTAGTCTTGATTGAAAGGCCTGTCCCTATGTCTAACATTTGATTAAAGACCCTATATTTACCATAAACGTATGGACTTAGAGTTAGTTTTCTAATTCTTTTTTGAGTTAATAGACCTTCATACCAATTGTACTTATACTTATCTAAGTCCATGTTAAACATTCTCGTTGAATAGGAGTTTGTTTCCTTGTTGAATAAACTTAGGTTCAATTGGTTTTTATCCAAGGTAAATTGGACCAGAGAATCTTCTCTACTAATTCTATTCGAAGTAACCGCTGTTGAATCAGAAGCTTGGGGTTTAGTCGAATTGCTACTGTTTCGATAGAAGTCGTAGAGAAGAATTCTCTGGGGCTGAACCAATTGTGTATATGGTGATTGGGGCTTGAAGTTCTCTTTCAGTTTGATTGTATCAGGAATGCCAATGACCGATGAATCAGGAAGTTGTCTGATATATGAATTCAGTTTGTAATTCCTGAAGCAAAGGTAAATAGTAAATCCTAGTAGCAAAAGGAACACTACGTCTTTAAGTGTCTTCTTCATCTCGTAACTTCAGATAACTATCTTTGGCGATGAACTTATCAATGCAAAGATGGATTAATACTTTCATACTCGAACTCAAATCAAGAGTCGGTATTCTTAACTTAATCTCCAAACCCTTAGAATCTTCGGTAATGGAAACTTTAATTCTTCCTCGATGATTCTTAACGAGTCGGTTATATAAGGCAGCAACCATGTTAAAGATTGCTTTCAGATTCTTCGGTGTAATTTCTGAACGATGTAAAATTTTCTTGGTCATATCACTGTAATTTTTAGGTTCATACGAATATAGTCAACTAGCTCTAAATCAGGTACTTGGCATCAATTTGCCAAGTCTTGGTACTACCTAATTCATTCAAAATCAATCAGTTAGGTTTGTAGCTTGTTTTCCCTTTCCCTTAACAATCCCTATCCTTTCAGATTGTATTTTGGAATTATTCCTTTCCTTCCTTCTTACCTTCTTACCTGGCTAATAGCCATTATATATATAGGGGGAGGTCACTGAAATTATGGTACCTTTTTAAGGCATCTCTTGAACCATACAGAAATTTCATAAACCGACCCTTTAGCTATGGTATACCTTGCCTTGTTAAGCCAGTAAAGGTAATTGCCTTCATCCATGAAAATCTTGTAGGCTTTAGGAAATCCCATAATTGCTTTGAAATCTAAAATCCCAAGAGGGTAACCATCGGGTCGGAACTGTCTATCGGCAGGTCTTAAAGTTAGAGGAGCTTTATCTAACTCTAATCGATACACTCCTGGGAGAGTACTCATCTTTGCAGTTTTAATGGGCCATTTCTTTTCATTCTTGAAGTCACTATTCCACAATAACTGAATCTTTCTAACTGTTAGATTTTTCTTTGCAGGAAGCTTTCGATAATCATACATTGCCAAAGTCTTTTCAATTGGAATGTTATAATTCAAGGGATTCTGGTAATCGTTAAGTAGATTTCTAGTAATTGTTGGAGTTTTTACTTGGAATACTTCATTAAAAGCATCCAAGTATTTCTTACCAGTTTTCTTATGAACTCCAACGATAACTAAACGTTTCCTTGATACTTGGGAGTTCCCATAGTCGGAAACGCTTCTTTCGTGAAAAATAAGTTTATAGTCCTTAAAGGCTTCCTGAAGGTATTTATTTGGTAGAAGAGATAGCAAACGAGGCAGGTTTTCTATAAGAAAAATCTTAGGCTTGTAATAATTGATTCCCTCTATTACTAGATTTAAACTTCGGTTATTCTTAGGTTTGCCCAATTCTTTTACTTTTGAAAGCCTCATAATAGACGACATACCACAGTCTGGAGAAGATAAAATAACATCTACTTTCTCATCAAACTCAGGTAAGTTATATCCTTTATAGAATGGTACACCCTTAAAATTAGTCTTCCATTGCTCTTCACCTGGAGTATGAAATACTCCTCGAGGTTCAATATTCCCTAATAGGTGCTTCCTAAAAGGGAAGAGCAGACCTCCTTGGCCTGCACATATCCCTAATACATTCATTTCTTGTAACTTCTTAGTTTTACATATTTAACCCAGGCATAATGTTTCCTAACCTTGGTATAATCAAGGTCATGGTCATTATTATGGGCTTCTTCTTCAAAGCTTACATCATGATATCTTTCGCTTTGCTTGTTCCATTTAGCAAAGAACATGATGATTAAGTACTCGATTGCATACCATAAGTAGTAGAATATCCACAACATCTCTTGCATTTGTTTGAGATGAATATGCTCATGATTGTAATCATAGGTGTCAAACTTAGCACCTTTTCTCACAAAGACAATTCCGAATAAGTTCATTGCCTTGTATCCCTTAAATGGGATGAATTTGTTGTAAATTACCTTCATTATATCTTGTTTTTAAAGTTTTCGTAAGCGTTCTTTAACTTCTGGTCATAGGCATTTTCAGCATAACCAGGACCATTATACTTCCGAGCAAAGCCTGCCCAGTCATGTTCCTTCAGATTTTTCAAGCAACTAGTGTTATTCATGTAGTAATACATGAGTTTTAGCTGACTTGCATGAGATTCTTGCATCTTTTTCACGAATTCGAAGACGTCTTTACAGCCACAATAGAGGTGATTGAAGCCCATAATCTGAAACATTCCCCAAGAAGCTGACTTCAAAGCACATTCTTCATCAATTTTCTTGGCAATTTCGAGTCTTTTGTACTCATGAGCTCCACCAAGATACTTAGATTTGTCCCATTTCGGGAAACAAATGGTAGGATAACTCTTTTGAGCAGCAACTGCCTTGTCCAAACCGAATTTGTTCTTGATTTCCTTGTACATAATGTGACCTTCAAACAGAATTTGAGGTCTACCATCTACTAGAAATCCATCTCTACCTGCTCCTTCAACCAGTTGTACTGCCTTTAAAAGAGCTGGCTCCAGTCCTAAATCATTGGCCAGAGCCACAATCATTTCATTAGTTAACTTATCCATAACGTTATATTTTAAAGTTCATTAAAGAAAAGAAAGTATTGCGTATACCTTATCTGGATGATAGTTAGGAGTTCTATTATCTTATATAAAATTTATAATAATATGGAAGAGAAACTCACATGTCACCTATGTAATTCACCATTAGATTTGGATGATTACGATTTAGCCAAAACAGTACCTCAGTTAATGAAGGAAAAACAACTTTGTTTTCAATGTGCTTTTTGGCATAGAATCCTTGAATCGGATAAAACCCTGATAGAGGATTCTAATTATGAAATGATTCCCTTGGTTACACCCTATTTTCAGCATTATGCCATTCACTTAAATAAGATTTGGTTAGAAGTTGCTACATTTAGAAGAGAGTCATTGGGCTCAACTAAGAAATATATTGCTGCAATGGTAAAAGATAAAGTATACATTGGTTCGTATAATAACTGGGGATTCCAGGGAATAATTCCGGCACACTTAAGAGAACTTTTTACTCCAAATGGTATAATCCTAACTCCAGAACAACTAGACGACTTACTTAACCGGAAATCCTTTACCGCAGCAGATTTAAAAATTCTTATGAATAATTGCAATAAATCAGAATAATTTTGTATATTTGCATAAACATTTTAATAATAAAGATATGAAAAAGAACAAAGAAACCAAAAAGCTAAAGGAGGGTGAAGAAGTCATTTTCTCTGATGGCAAAACCTTAATGGAGAAAGTAATCGTAGAATCTATCGATAAGAAAGGTGGATTTGCAGTACTGAGCAATAAAGTAAAAGTATCAAGAACTATTGGACCAGATGGGTTCTATACAAGGTTAGATGGTAAATCATCTATGGTATTACCTTTAACGGGTAAATCCGAATTGGATTACCAAGCCTTCAAAGCTTACTTCTCTATTAAGAGAAACTTGGAATTTATAGAAGCCAAGATAAAAGATATGAAGGACAAAGAGTTCAGCGAACTAATCGTAGAATTAGATAAGAAGATATCCAAAATCGTAACAAAATACTTTGAACAATGATAACCTGGATAATCTTAGGCATTATATATGCCATATGTTTTATACCTGCATGGTTTATGACCAGAGTAATTACCTCATCCCACCCAATGAAAAGGGTGGGGTTCTTTTTTCTAACCATCTGGTTAATCATGCCTCTATTTCCGATATATTTACTAATCACATACTTTAAGAACTATGAACAGAGAAATAACAACGAAGAAGGTAGGTAGGCAAAAGAAGCTTACCAATCCATGCCCAGTAATTAAAGGAGAAGTACAGATAATGGTAGGAAGTCCAAAGTGTATTACCTGCCAATGGTTTGAAAGAAAATTAGAGAAGGATGGAAAAGCCTACGTACACTGCAATCGATTATAATTCCAAAGAGAATAAGGTAATCGAAGAAAGGATAAGAAATTACTATCTTCCAGTAAAGAATACATTTGAAGCAGTCCTATATGGAAGGCTTAATATACCCGATTCTCCAAGAGGATTATGTGCTGACCTAATTGATGTAAGCAGAACTATCAGTAGAGAATTTGCATTAGTCGAAGAAGTTTTCCTATGGAGACATGTAATTAAACCATGGTTCACCCCACAAAGGTTTAATATCGAGATAATATACTTTGGTTATTATAACCATAAGATTGCAAGGAGAGGGATTAGGAATTGAAGGTAGGATATGGTATAGAATGCCATTAGAAAACCTAGAAGGACATGAATACCTTCTAGGAACAGCATTCTGGTTTCCTGTATCTAAAGGATATAATGCTGAACGTATTAAAATACTAGAGTGTGCCCTGGAAGATTTAGAGAGAATTAAAAAGGAGGGAGAACCAAAGCTCCCTACTCTTACATTTGAAGAACCTATAATTTATTAGAGTATGGAAGATATAGATTTAGCAAAGCTTACCCAAAAGGAAGAGGCAATCCTTAGACTTACTGAGGAAATTTGGAATAGGTTTTTGGCATTACCTATCAATCATCCTATGGAAAAGGATGAGATGGCACTTAAGATACATGATATCCAGAGGATGATTATATCTGGGCCTGGATTTAGGATGAACCAAGAACTGTTTAGGCAATATGGTAACGGTAACTGTAATAAAGAATAGGCCTACAAAGAGGATTCTTAAATGCAAGGAGGGTAATAGGATTTGGTATCAACTTTGGTTGACCGAATTGGATATGATTTGCATTGAAAGGTTCTTTTATGAAGATGGTGAAGTTAAGAGGTGGTGGTTACCTAATCTTCAACTTTGGTATGTTTTCTTTTATGAAAAGAGAGCGGGTAAAAGGAGGGGAGTTCTTGGGAAGGATAGGACTAAGGTTCTAATCAATAGTATATCTTAATAAGTTGCCAGGGATATTAGGTCTCTGGCTTCTTTGTGTGTGCATGTGTGGTTGTGGGATTTGTGTGTTCATGGTACCCCTTAATACGAGGAGCTCAAAAGTTGTGGTACTAAATGGGGGGAACGGTTACGTCAAAATTAACATTCAAAAATAAAAAGTAAGGGACAAACATTTTTATTTGCTTTCCCTTAATTTTTATTTAGTTTATAAGTTCTTTAAAAAATCTTTTGTATCTTTGATAATCTGAATTAATACCCAAATTACACCAACAAATAAAAATATATTTAATAGCATATCATTCAATTACTTGAAATTTTTGACTATTTGTAAACCTTTTGTTAGAACTTCTTTTTTTGTGTCCTTTGTATTTTCGCTTGCAATACTTGCAAATGAAAAATCCTTCACTTTGTAGACTTGCTTATAAAATTCTGTAAATGCAGAAACAAGTGTTTTTAGTTCATTTTGTTTCTTTTCTTCTTTTGCTTTGCAAATTGAATCAAGCAAAGAAAAAGTTGTATTTCTTAATTTCTTTCGATACGCTTTCTTTTGCTTTTCGTTCAATTCTGCAAACAGGGATTCAACATAAATTTCTGTTTTTTTCCCTAAAGAAGTTTTTAAAAGTCCGTTTGTTTTTTCATTTAGACTTTTAAAAATACTATCAACTGATAATTTAATAGTTCTATTTGCTTTTGCTTGCGCTTTTGCTTTTTTTGCATCTACTTTGTTAATTTTGTTGTTAGCAACTTCTTTTTCTACTACTACATTTTTTAATTCTTCCATAATAAAATTACATTTAGTTTTTAAGTTTATTTTATTATATCCTTTTCTCTATAAAACTAAATGATTTATAAGAAAAAGAGAAAAGGAGTAAATTAATTTTATAGTGTTTTAATATGTCAAACATCGCTTTTTGATTACATTACAAAGATACAATTTATATTTTAATTAGCAAAATTTTCAGAGAATTTTTTCTATAAAAATTGTTAATCAAAATTTTAAATATCTCTTTGCTTTTTCAACACTACAAAGATAAAAAATATCTTTGAATCTACAAAACATTTTCAGAAAAATTTTCGAGAAATTTTTAAAGAATTATTTTTAATAATTTCGTGTAAAATTTGTGCAAGTAGGTTTTAGGGGTTTGAATGGTGGGCATGGTTGTGGGTAGGTAATATGGGTATATTGATGGATATAGGGAAGGGGTTGGTATAGGACCACTTTAGAAAAAAGAAGGCCCCATACAGTCCGGTAGATATTATCTGTATATTATCATACATAAAGGCCATTAGGAGACTAGCAGGCTTTTATACCAATGCCATGGGCCATGTATGGAGTCCTAAAGAACTAAGGCCTATGGGTCTATAGTTAGGCCTATGGTAAGCCTTAGTAAGTCCCATGATGGCCTACATAGAAAGGCTTAAGAAAAAGCCCAGTACCTTAGATAGGCATGGGCTTAGGTGTAACATAGTTAGCGATTAGCATGAATAGATGTCGGTAATGATAAATGTATTGTTAACGTAATTGATAATAGGTTCGCATTGGTCATTGTTTTCGCAGAATACATTGTATAAGGCAGCCTGGATATATTCAATATCGGCATCGGAATAGGTAGTGCCTGTAGTGAAGACCCAGGTATGAGTACCTTTATAATCGGTAACGGTAGAAGTAATCGAAGCAAGATATAACCGGTATACCTTAATAGAAGTCTTTAGAATGGCTTCTAGGATAGGTATGATATATTCTGAGTAACCCATAGAGTCATCGATAATAGAATCGTCATGGCCAGTAGAAATGATTACCAGGTCCTTGGCCATAGGATAATAATAGGCAATAGGGTAATTGTTACCGCAAAGGATGTTGTTTGCATTAAATTGTACTGTTTTCATATCTATATATTTTTAATTGTTTATAGTGCAAATATAATGCTTTTTATTTATTTATGCAAATCCTACTGAGGCCCCTAATGGATAATGTCTTATAGCTCTAATACTAATATTACGTATCTCTCTATCAATACTCTCTCAAAAGAAGTATCTCTTCTAGCAATCTAAAATTTCTTTTTAACTAACTACAAGGGCCATTAATAACATAGTTACTAGTTTTTAGGTACCTTGAATGGCCTAAAATTACCTCGGATTTATTAAATTTAGGGGCCCCAATCCGACAAAAAAGGTACCTAATTTTATATAAAAAGGTACCCCAAATCCTACAAATCCGATTGCCTTTTTATATACATTTATTATATAATAAGCGGCCATTAGGGGTCTAGGATTAAGGGGATTTAGGTACCCAAATGGGCCTTAGTTGTGGGCCTTTTAGGCAATGGGTTATATAGCCTTAGGACCTTGAGACTGATGTGTTAGATAGCTATAGAGTAGTGTTGTTGTATAGTAGAAAGCCTCTGCCAGATCCCCTACCCCAAATTTTTCCGACCCCCGGAAGGCCCCAAAAGTAGATTGTATTATGAATAGTATATGTAGTTAGTATTATATTAGGTTGAAGGTTATATGTATCTTAGTTAGGTGTATTATGTTACATAGTTAGGCCCAGTATGATTTTGTATTATATGTTCATACTGGGCTTTATGTATATTATTGGTTATTTGTTTTTGTTTGGTGGGTTAGTAGTTTGGTATTCTTAGGATTAAGGTCTCTAATAGGATTAATAGGATTATCCGTAGGCCTTGTAGGATTAAGTATATGTATTTTTGTTTGTTGGTGGGGTTTGGTATTTGATGGTATATCTTATCCCTGTGGGTTAATGATAACCAGGTATATAGGATTACTGGGATTAGTAGTAGGGTTTTCATTTCCTTTTCTGTTTTAATTTGTTTTGGGTACGTAGGTGCTTGTTGAAGGTTGCACCTGAGTCTGTGTAGTAATTGGGGTTTGGTTTACCTGGAGTAGGAAAGTGTTCATTCCATTTATCCTGGTGAGGTATGTATACTTGGTTCTTGGATATAGGTATTTAATTTGTTAAAGTCCTCCTCTGAGTGAGTTTCCTTAAATTTAATATAAAGTTCTGTTGCCATAGTTATTTCTTTGTTAATGGTTGAGCAATTACTGATAAGAAACCTTCAGGGTATAATGTATATAAGATACGGTACCCGGGTTCATGTGGTGGTAAGAATACATTAAGTATATTCCTGAGCAATGGATAAAGTTTCCATTGGTTATCCTCTAGAAATTGATTCCATTCGGCTTTTTCTGTATCATAGTTAGCTGATAGTTGAATATGGAATCTTGGATTTTCCTCGGATAGAGGAGTAAATACGTTGGTGACTACCTCGATTTCGTTTGATTCCTTTTTGTATTGGGTAATTGGATACCAGATACCTTCATTTTTCCATTGATTGAGCTGGAATATGGTCATCCCAGATTCAAGTAAGTTGGTGAGTTTGTGAAGATTAACCATGTTGTTGTCTATTTTAAAATGAATAATATATTTTTATTTCTCATTACAAAGATAAGAATAATAAATAATATATGCAAATATAACTGAGGTAGAGGCAGGCTCTTAGTTAGGTTAGAGTCCTGCCTCTGGGATAGATATGAAAACAACTGGTTAATCTTCATCTAAGGTCTCATCAAGTACTTCATTAAGAAGCTCTTTACGTTGTTCTTTTGGTAGGCCATCCAGAGTTCCCTTAATCCTATCTTTTAATACCCTTTTAAGTGTATCTTGATACTGACTAATAAAGGTATGGGCAGAAATAGACACTGGAATAAGTACTCTCATTTGTGTAGTAACATTACAGTTATTTAATAACTGGGATAACTCTTTGCGGTTTTCCAATGAATGTTGAATAACCATGGCGATTACATCTGGTTGTTGAACATCAGTACAACCTGAAGCATAGCGTACAATTCTATCAAAGGTTGATTCTGTAATGTCAAAGGGCATACCATTTAAGAAGGGTTCCCTGAAGTCAGGGTCCATTGTTTCTGTTTCTAATATAGCTCTAAGTTTCATTCTACTACTTCTCCTATTCCGTTAGCAAGTAAATAATCGTAGTACAAGTGTACGTTAGTATCTCCGTAAGTCCTAATGTAGGATTCAGCATCCTCTGGGTCTGCTGAGACCCAGGGATATTCTTGTATCTGTGCCTTATGTAACTGTAAGGCCAGAGATTTTAATTCTTCTTCGTTCATGATATTCTGAAGTTAAGTTGATAAATCCCATTGTTTCTGTCTAGCTTGGTGAATGAGATAAATTGTCCATCACCATCGGTAAAGTTCTGCATAAATCGTATGCAGCCATCGGCAATGATGTTTTCTCTTGGTCGGTCTACTGTAACCAGGCTTTCGAATGTGAAAGTATAGTAGCAAGTTTCATATACCCAGATTTGATTGATATCGATGCAAGCTAGTGGGTAGTTATCGTATAACTTACTGAGTAGTTCAAATAGGTTTTCCTTTAGCATTTCATTTTCCTCCTCTGTAAGAGAGAAAGTGTTTTTGTTATTGATAAACCTTTGAAGTACCTCTTCCAGGTTCTGGATAGAGGATTTGGATGCTGTTGTTTTCATATTTTTATTGTTTAATTATTACACTACAAATATAAGAATTTTATTTTATATAATAATACACTTTTATAATAAACTGAGGTTCTACACACAAGAAAAGGCAGTGGGTTAGACTGCCCTTTAAGAAGTTCGATTAAAGTTTTCTTCGAAGTTTGTCAATAACTTCTTCGGTAAATTGTTTTACGAAAGCTGGGTCAGGTTCTGAACTACCTGGGTTGAGTTGTCTCCAATGAAATTTCATACTGGTTCTTAGTTCTCGAGCCAGGTTGTCAGCAGATATGTCAAAAGCCTCCTCGTAATTGATAATCTGTATGAGAGTCCTTACGCATTGGCCTGCATCTCCAAGAGGAACCTTTTGTTCAATCATTTCGAATCCTTCTTCGTAGATTTCTACTGTATCAATGTAGATAGTATCACAGTGTTGAAGAGCATTGATTAAGTCTATTGTATTGACTTTATCATCGTCACTCATTTCGTTGGCTATTCTGAAAGCCTCAGTGAAAGCATCTAGGATTCCCTGCATATCGGGGTCCTGTTCTTTAATTGGAATACGTCTAATGACTCCTACCTGTTCGAAGGTTAAGTAATACTTGGTTTGCATGGTTATAAAATTTTAATAGTTTATTAATTCATTACAAATATAAGAAATATATTTATATCTGCAAAAGAATTAATAAACTATTTAATAATTACTGGGGTAGAGCCCGGAATCTGTTTAAGTCCCAATCGTACTTTCTGTCTCCCTTATTAGTAAATACCCAAAGGTAATGGTCTTTGTATTCCTTTGATATGGTATTATACTTAGAGGTCTGAATGATGATACGATTTGGTTCGTATTCGAGTAATTCGGCATGTACCGTAGATACATGGTGACTTTCAAGATTAAGTTTGGCCTTGAAGTCTTTAAGGAACTCATCCCGGTTTACACCATAATTATCTCCCACGAATTTAATGTAATCGTCCTCTACCTGTTCTAACATGGTAGATACCTTGAATCTAAACTTGTTCATCTTTGTTATTTTTAAGGGTTCGTAATTTCTCTTTGAGTTCTTCAGCACATCTTTCAAGGATATTACTTACTATTACCAAGCAATCTTCATCTGCAAATGACATAATGATATCCATACATTCATCGAAGTAGTTTCTGATTGATTGGGGATTATTCCAGAGTACATCCCAGTTCTTGCAATAATTAAACCGGATGATATCTATGTATTCATTTACTGATACCTTGCTATCGGGTAAATAAGGGTATACCTTTGAATACATTGTTCTGAAATTATTCTCAATCTCCTCATTCAATCTAAACTCTTTGGGTAGAGCCTCATAATAGGAGATATCTGGAATGTAAAATTGATAAGCAAACTCCTTATCTGTCTGTGCCTCAATTCCCGGGTATGAGTTAGCAAATAATACTGGTATCTTATAGAGCAATAAGTCTGGTACTCTATCATATACCTTGTAATGGTCTTGGTATTCTTTGTACGCATTAACATATACCCGGTCATCATATATATATGAAGTTCATTGAGTATCGTTTGAACTCTTGAATGAAAGTCTTCTAACTCGAAGTGCATAGCAATGTTAAAGGTATCTTCCATACCCTCTAACTTTTGTAGAGTAATAAGTCTGCGGCTTTTGATTACTCTGATTTTCTTTTTCTTTCTGAATAAGTTGAACATGTGTTAAAATGTAAAGTTAATATATACGTCCTGAGAACCTTTCATGAATTTCTCATGGTTGGTATCATCGAATTTAAAGCAAGAATATTTGCCTAATGAGCGTTCATATTCTCCTCTTACCCATACTGGTGCAGTAGTAGTGGGTTTAAGTTTAAAGTAAGTACCTTGATTGATGTTCTTAATCTTGGTCTTTTTACATTCGGGGTCTAATGTTTCCATATATTTGTCTATTTTTAAAATTGATATGCAAATATAATACTTTTAAATTTAATATGCAAATCCGTATATACACAACTGAGGCCACCATTAATAGGTAGCCTCTAAGTTATTTTCTTTTGTTTAGGAATGATGCAGCAAGGGATGTATCTTCTTCTGCTTCTAGTATTTCATCATCCTCTAAGTACCTATCCATCTCTGGGTCATAAGAATCGGTATCAATCCTCATTTCAATCTCCCTACGCAATTCATGGTGTTCTTTAGAGGATATTTCCATAGCAGCCTTATAGTTATCTGTGATTTGATTGAGTTCTTTCTTATTAAGATTAAGGCCCTCCTTGGACGTATCTACTCCCTCTTGCTTAGTTGCAACTACTTCAGGCAATGAATTGATATCGTATTTGTCCTCTAAGAGTTTTGCTTCTTCAGTTTTAGTAAGTACCTTTTGAGATTCTAATACGATAGTTCTTGCTTCCTCTATCGAGATAGTATTCTCAGCATTGAGATTATTCTGTTGATTGAACTGATTGAAGATATTAGTTGTATTGCCTCCAGTAAGATTACGAATGATTGATTGTAATGATGTAGAAGATTCCAACTTAAGCTTCAATGTCTTATTAACCTCGGACGAAATGAAAGGAGTATATTTACCTCCTTGGGAATCTCTTAAGATTTGCAACTGGTGGGATATCTCCATTCTATCCTCTAATGCCCATGCTAGTTGTTCTCCCAATAACGCGTTAAGTAATTCTTCCTGTTTATCTTTATCCCATATTCTAGAAGACAATAATCTGTCTCTCATGAATACTCGTACATATTCTATATCAATCCCTAATCTATTAGAGAATGAATTGATATCATAGGTTACTCCACACAAAACACCATTACCCATTAACCATTGATTAATAAGGTAGTTCTGTACCTTAATCAATGCTTCCTCTTCATGTGTCTTCTGGTATTCTAAAGCCATTGCAGTAGTACCCATAGGACGAGGGAATCTTGTTATCTTATTTTCTTTTGCCATATAAATAAGCCTTTCTTATATCTTTAGATTCATCATACCCTACTAGCTCTAACTTATAACATACATAGCAATTAATACTAAGGTTATAGAAATATGCCTTATAGGTTTTCTTTTTCACTGCCAAATTAAAAGAATCACCAGAGACATAATCCCTGGTGAAAATTAATTTATCACATTTGCCTATCGGAATACTAAGGCAAAGTTTCCAATCCTTGGCAATAAATTTATTGCCGTGAAGGTCTAGGATTTCCTTTGCCATGACTTCCCTTTTTATAGGTAGATTGTTTTTTGTCTTGTTCATTGAGGTATTCCTTCTTCCTTTTTTCAATGAACTGTTGGATATCTGGGAACATCTTTGCTCTTAAAGGTACTACCTGAGTAGCAAAGAAAGCATTCCATAGGTTCTGTGTAAATCCTTCACCTACTTTAAGCTTGGATATTGCCCAGAATTTACTTTCGAAATTCTTAATGATTTCCTTGAACCGATAATAATATAACTTATGAGTCTTAGGGTTAATGCCAATGGTAGTAGTTTGGCAATAATCTAGAAACTCTTTACCCAATTCGGAAATAAACTCTTCCCTTTTAAAATCGTAATTCTCTTGGTCGAGTTTAAATAACTTTACGTAATCTATTGCTTCCATATATTTACTCTTTAATTGTTTCTAAAGGATAAGCCTTTAGTGTTACTTTCTTGGTTGCATCCTGGACCTGGAATAAATATCCTCGATAATTATCCTCATAATAGGAGGACCAGATTGCTTCCTTTACCCTGTACCAATCTAAAGTCTTGGCACCTTTGGGGATTCCTGTGATTAATAACATATGAGGGTTTTCTCCCACTTGAATGTTATAAATATCCTTGCCATCAAAGTTACCTATTACTACATAGTCCGGAAAGGTAGGGTATTCCTTTAATTTAGGGTAAGGTACACCCAAACTATCTACTATGGTTTCAGGCTCTATGATTTGATTCTGAAATAGGATATTTAGTTTCGATTTACCTATGTATAGGTCTTTGACTATATTTGTGAACATATGTAGATTATTATATGGGTTATACCTTGGTCCTTGAAGTTATTTAGGTTAGTTGCCTTTTCCTCAAGTTTCCTTAGTGTCTTTCTAGAATCTGTACAGATTCTTCTGGTTGGATTTCTAACCAGCATCAGAATATTCTCTAGTGCAGGTTGCAAAGCATTAACTGGTCCTGCATAAAGTATCTCATGCTTCTTCCCACTAATTACATTGTATTGGGTTTTATAGGCATACTTACCTTTAATATAAGCTACCTCAACCTTTTCTATTTCTTCTTTTCTTATGTTTCTTACCATAACCGTCTTTATTTACATAATCCGATATTTCGTCTAATTGTCCCAAGAGTAATGCCTGCACAAATATAGGTACAGGCCTGAAAAAGAAGTTTCTTATGTTACTGGTGTTAATATACCAATCGTATACAATAAAGAACTTCTTAATCTTCCTATGTTTAAGTGAACGTTGAACTAAGTAGGTTTTAACGCATCTCTTATGCAACTCCACCAACTCCTTGTCTTGCTTTAACATCTCCTTTGCGGAGAATATAGTGTAATCCATTTTTATACCTTTAGAAGGTTAATACAATGAGGAAGGTACTCTGATATTGGGTACCTTCCCTGAAAGGTAAAATCAAGCAACTTGTTCTGGCTTAAGGACTTTATTCCTGAAGTCCTCATATGCCTTGGCAGCTTTCTTGTATTCTTTGGAGTTTTGGTCCTTGATACGGAACATTTCCCGTTCAAGTCTGTGAAGTTCATTACGAGTTTGTTGTCTCCATTTCTTCCGGGCCAGTGTATCGGTTACATCCTCTGGGTATACATATTTTACTTCCCGGTTGGAGATTACCTTTTCTATGATGGAGGGTTTCTGTTGTTTTTCAACATCTTTTACTACCTCTGCTTTTTTAGAGGTTTTCTTTGTTGGTTTGGGTTCTTCCGGAGTAACCTGAACCAATTTGGCACCTGCAAATTTCTTGGCAGCTTCCTGGGATTCTTCTACCAATTGAGCCTTAGTCTTTTTAGTTCCCTGGGCCTTAGTAGTTTTAGACTTGGATGTAGCATCATTAATTCCTTCTAATTGTTGAGCAACTTTGTTACCGATAAGGTTAGCAACCTTGTTTTCATTCTTTTTCATAACGTCTATATTAAAAATGTTTATAAATGAATTAATTTCTTATCACATTGCAAATATAAGAATAATATTTTATATAGCAATAAAATAAAAAGAATATTTTTAAATAGCTGAGGTTAATCGGCTAAGAAGTCGAAGATCTCTGGAGCATAATCTATCTCGTTTTCTGGGTCTGATAGATATTCGTCCAGGTTTTCGTTATAATAATCGAGTTCTGATTTAGCCTTGGGAGCAGGTACAAAGGGTATACATTTTTCAGGGTATCTTTCTGCAAACTTAATAGCATCTTGATAAGTTAACTTCTTATCAGTATAGAATTTTACCCATGTATGGGAGTATCCCACTCCTTTTCTAGTAACTTCGTATTGTTGATATCCAGAATTACTTATCTGGTAGATTTGATTCTCTGGAATGATTTCTATTTCTACCTGATATTCGTATATTCTTTTTCCGAGTTGGTTTGCCATTTCTTGGATTGAATCCATTAATGACTTAGGCTTATCTGCAAATGAGAAACTGTATTTAGTTTCTGGTACATCGTTCTTTTTAAACGACGGAGCAGGACTTATCCTGCTTGCATCAGATGTAGGTTTTGAACCTATAGCCAATCCAATTAGTATAAATCCTGCTAACCCTATGATAGGTAATTTCTTAAGACCTGAGTTCATAGCCCGTGGTTTTAAACTTGTTTCTGATATTAGAAGAAACGTATTTACCCTTGGATTCTGCTAGGTGTAATTCATTGCAGATTTCTTTAGGTACACCATCATAACGGTAAACTTTGTTGCCTTTGAAAGCAACCCAAAGTTGTTTGTTTTTGGAGTCGTATCCGTAGCCTTCAACGTTTGAGGATTCGCAAGGAATCATTTCAACTCCAGTGTTCAATTCAACTGATTCTAAGTATTCGTTCTTGTCCATAATTAAAATTAAATTATTAGTGTGAGTTCAGGATGAAATTTATTGGTTTCTCTGTGTAATAGTTCCCATGCCCCGTAAACTCCTTGGGATAAATTATGTATCCATTCGTCTTCCATTTTGAATAGGATATGAGAACAGATATATAATTGATATTCATTCAGAGTCTTTATCAATTGAGGCATTTCGTATATCTCTTCGTAAATCTGAATATGATGATTGACTGAATCAAGCATTTCTTCGTTGTTTATCTGTAACAGCTTCCTGAGTAAATCAGGTTCTGTTGTAGTGATATTATTTTTGATATTAGTCAATGCCTCAATTTGAATCTGAGCAATGTTCTTTACTACCTCTTTGGTTTCTAAATCCATTTTATTAAATTTTTCGTTATACAAATATAAGAATTTTATTTTATATAATAATACACTTTTATAATAAACTGAGGTT